TTACATTACCGGGCAGTCATCAAACTCCGCGTTCCTGGCATCATTAATGATGTACGTGATCACTCCGAATATAGCGGGTGCAGAACTGTAACCGTCATCATCTACTGGCAGTGCCTCCCTTCTCCCGTTATCCAGATTAACCAGGTGGGGCTGAGGATGAGTTCGATATCGCTTGATCCTGAATTCTCCGTCTATCGCGCATATCAGCAGCGAGCCATCACAGGGAGAAAGTGACGCATCAACAACCAGTAGCGCCCCCTGAATTATCCCTTCCCTGAAATGTGAACGCGATGCCCGCATGAAATAAGTCGCTGCTGGCTGGCTGATTAGCTGCTGATCGAGGGAGATTCGTGTTTCAACATAATCTGCCGCAGGTGAAGGAAAGCCCATATTTACGCCCTCTCTTGAATACCGGATAAAAACACAGTATAAATACTGTATATCCATCCAGTAAAGAGGCAATGAGCAATGTTCGTGGAACTCGTTTATGATAAAAGGAATTTTGATGGTCTGCCCGGTGCAAAAGATATCATTCTGGGCGAGTTAACTAAGAGGGTTCACCGGATCTTCCCCGATGCTGATGTTCGGGTAAAACCGATGATGACACTGCCGGCGATCAACACTGACGCCAGCAAGCATGAGAAGGAACAGATAAGCCGTACTGTTCAGGAAATGTTTGAAGAGTCTGATATGTGGCTGGTTTCAGATTAAACGCCTTGAACCGTCATATCGTTTAAGTACAATCCGCCGTGACTGGCAATCATTCAATACTCGCACTATCGAACGTTCGCCAGTCAGCCGCAATCATGCTCCTGCATACGGCATGGTTGCGGCGACCATCAATTTTTAACGACAGATGACTGTTCCCGCATACTTTCAACTTTTTCATTCAATTCTTTTATTGCCTGAAGACAGAGTGCAACGACGCCAGAATATTCCACCGTATAGCTACGCTTGCTGTCATCTCGTTTTTTAACAAGATGACGGGTGATTGTCGTCTCGCCGCCCGCATTGATTTCTTCAACAGACTCATACTGATCATGATCTTCAAAGACTGATCCGACAGCCTCCGGCAGGACTTTTATAAGCTCCTGGGCAATCACACCGGAAGATGGCAGACCGCTGTCCTTCCAGTTGAAGGTTACACCGTTTAGAGCCATCACTTTACCAAGTGCGTCTTCAATGGGTTTTATGTCGTCTTTTTTATCGGCATCTGAAGTCTGGGTCAGCGAGACGCAGGTAATATTTCCTTGTGTATTGAAATTACCGTTCTGACGCATAGCAAAATATTTTTCTGTCCCGGTATTTGTTGCAACGGTAGTTACAAAAACCAGATCACCAAAATTCTCACAAAACCCGTAAGCCATCTTTTTTAAAGTGGATGGATAAAGAAATGACCACTCACCATAACTTGAGCCCTGAGTTACTACCCCACTAGCTCCAACGCTATAAACTGGGGTGGAAATAGTTCCACCTGTTTTTCCATTCACTGTACCTAGTTGGGGATCATTAATGTCAACTTTAGCCGCGAGGTTGTCAGAAAGATATTTCCATGACGGCCCGGTGAATGTCGTACCATCAGGCAGCTTCACGCTAATGCTGTTGGCGACACTGTAAACCTGCTGCCAGTTCTGTTTATCGTAGTTCAGTCCGCGCAGGGCTTCTGCACTTTGTGCTACCAGCGCCGCGGTGACCATATTCAGCGCCACACGAGGAACAGCAGACCAGGCCGCGCCTGATTGTGTTGGCCCGGTGTAGTTACTGACCAGCGTCAGCGCCGTGCCACTTTCCACGGACTTAACCGGAAGCGTATAGGGAACACCACCGACCGTGACAACAATAAAATCTCCGGCCGCCACCTCGGTGGTAAACACAGTCCCGCTGCCAGCGACCACAGCAGAATTATTCGTCAGGGTTAAGGTTCCTGCTGACATAGTTTTTCCTCAGTACATGTTCGGAAGAATAAGAATGGGCATGGCGATATTTCTGTTTCGGGTCATATCCCATGAACCGGAGTTGCGATTCGCAAACACTTTGTTGTAGGCCGACCTGACGTGGCCGCCTGACATGACCACCCCTTTAGTTCTGATATTTCCCCATCCACCGCTCATACGTACCTGAACGCCGGTATAGACTATCTGGCAGAATCCACCGCCAATTTCCTGAAAGGCGTCAGTAATCTGAATTTGGCGGTCATATACAAAGGGGCGTTTCAGCGTGGAGAACGTCACCTGGCCTGCGGCGTTGGTCATCGTGATACCGTCGCCGCCGACAGGCGCACTCTGATTGAATATCACCAGGTCAATCGTCGCCGTTCCGGCCACATCGTCCCGCCCTGTGTATGAAATATCGCGAACGATGATGTTGCCGCCATCAAACCCTACCGACACATTCGGGTTATCCCATTTACCGAATGGAATACCGCTCACCGGAAGCGCAGCACTGCCGTTAACCGTAATGCGCCCGGACCATGCGCACGTCATCAGCGCGGCCTGATTGGATATGGCAGTAAAGTCAGTCGAGTTTGAAACCAGTAACCCTTCGTTATAAGTCGCCGCAGGCAGCAGCTCCATGACGTAGCCAGACCAGTCAGGGACAAGACTTTTTCCACCAATTGTCTCAGCCCCGATGATGACCCCGGAATCACCGTTTCGGGTGACGCTGGTCATAATGGCCACATCAAATTCAGCAAACGAATAGATGTAAATGGGGTTAGTTGGCACAACGATAGCCTGTGAGCCAGGAACGAGTGGCGTATTGACCGGATACTGCATGAACTGGGATGACCAGCCCGAGAAGGATGTGCAAAAACTGGGGGCTCGCAGCCCCGCAGTAATTGCCATTGCCGGACGGCCATCGTTGTAATCAATCAGAATACCTTCCGGCATTATGACCACCTCCCGACGACAACCCGTCCACCACCAGGAAGATTAACTGTCACTCCATTGCCGTTGATAACAACAGTGTTATTCGTACCGTTAAATGCAAACTGGCCGCTGTTCGCATAAAACTGCCCATGAAATTCGCAGTTCCCGTTCTTGTCGATATTCCACCCAGCCCCTAAAGGACCAGAAACGAAAGATGTGGACCGGATATAGTTGCCAATTTTGGCATTGGTAATGCTGCCATCCTGAATTAGCGCATCACGGATAAATACCTGTCCGTTATATACAAAGAATGCAGCAGTGTAATTCCCCGGATCGCTTCCAGAATAAATACCGAACTGATCGGCGGCAAATACAACCGTGGATTTATAGCTGCCTCCATCAGGTTCGATGGACATACCGAAACCAGTGTTGTATTTAACACCATTTCTTACGATACCCATGTTCAGCGTGTAGGAGGCTTTGGCTGTTCCGTCGCTGTTCACCACCGCAGTCATTTTCTGGTTTACAGCAGAGGTCAGACTACCATCAGGTCCTATTTGAGCCTGGACATAAGTGGATAAGTCAGCGAGCCCCTGCTCAGCAGTAGCCACCGTGGTTTTTACGACCAGAATATCAGCGCGTACCTCACCATACTGTTGATACTGATGCTCAACGGTGCCATGATTCGCCAGCGCATTTTCCATAATGCCTTCCAGGTTCGTATCAACACCGGCCTTAATATTCTGGAACGCGTCAGAGTTCTGAATCTGATCATCTATGATGTCAATCAGCCCGCCCGTATCCATAGAGCACAACGCCGGAACTTCGATAAAACCGGATGCACCAAAGGCGTTAACCGTTCTGATGTACCAGTAATAGGTATGTCCAACCTGTAGCTGATTGCTTGTCCATGTGGTTCCCATGCCTTCACGGCTTGCATTCCCTTCCACGGTCGCTGTTGAGGTATCAGGTAGTTTCGTTTCACCTGACGTCCAGAAATCGAACTGTGTGGAAACATTAGTGATCGCCGCCAGACGCGGGATCAGCGTGACGGAAAAGAAGCCCTGCTCAATATCAACATGGGAAGGTGCAGGCGGGGCTTCGATACTGAATTCCAGATACCCTTCCGGCGACTCTGCCCCCATCTGGTTTACAGCAATAACATGTGCGGTATAGGCGTTTTTCGGTAACCCGGTAAGGCGCGTAAACGTCCCCGGAACCTGGACAGACATGACCATCTGACCATTACGGCGGATGATCACTTTGTTGTAGACCACCTGACCGATGTTTTGCCAGGACAGAATACCCTGTACTACCTGCCCGATTTCCTCCACGGTGTATTTCAGATTCTGCGGCTGCGCCACTCCTCCGGATGGCAACTGAGTGAACGGAGGTCGCTCGATCGGTTTACCAACAGCATCACCCCAGACATCTGCTGTTTCCTGCTTCAGCGTCAGTTGCACACCGTTCTGCACGCCAAACTTCCAGTCGATTACCCGCATCTCAACGTTTACGATACCGATAGACGGGAAATTCACCTTCACGTACATTCCCGGGCGGTAACGGTACCCGCTCAGGTTTAACGTAACGTTCATGGTTCTGGCGATGCGGGTGCGCTTTAACTTCACGTCTGCCAGACGCTGGGCCTGAAATTCAGATGTCACAAATCGCAGCTTCATATCCTGCGATATTTCTACCCCGTCTTCCGCCACCCATTCACTGACAGACACAGAGGGGAAATCCGCTTCGGTATAACCCTGCTGCGGATCGACAAATGTCCCTTTGATAGTGTTAACACGTTCCGCCTGAGAGACTTCCGGCATGATTTCGATATCACCGGCCAGCTGGCTTTCAGTGATCACTTCGGTAGCGGGTCCGTAATAAGCCCCGACGAGAAGACCATGTTTGCCCGCGGTATATGTTACATCCCCCGCGCACGCTGCCAGCATTCCTTCCAGGATACTGACTTTGTTTTCACTGAGATCGAACTCTCCGTTGATGATATAGCGCTTCTCAACGGTATTCCCCCCAGTAACCACATCCTCATCACAGATATTCGCCGCTTCCTTGAACTGCTCCCAGAGAATATCGGCGTCAGGCACTTTCAGGTAATTGCGGTAATAGTCCAGGATGACCAGCGCCGCATTGTTGCTGTAACCCGTCAACCCGGTACGCGGGTCATAAACGGCACGCCCGTACTTTTCGACCTTGATATTCGGGATGCCTGACGGGAATTTTTCTGCACTAAATTTGAGGGACACACGCAGCCACGTGATCCCCTTTCCGATCATGTCTTCTTTCCATGACGGACAGTTTGCCAGCATGTACGGATCTACGGTCTGGCGATTTGTGTGCAGTTCAAAAGACGCATGCTCCGGAAAACTGCTGATCGGTTCGTCACCCAGCCAGACGGTTCCAATGCTGGATAATGAGTGACCCGCCAGCGCAACAGCCAGGTGCAGCATTTCACCGTCATCCTGTTGCCCCGACTCTTCCTCTGAAAAGAACAATGTTCCCGCTGTCGTGGTGTGACCATAAACAACCGTTTTGGCGCTGGCTGCGGCACGAAGGACCTGTTTACGTTCCGATGTGTCACGGTAGGAATCCAGTGATGGCTTTTTGGTCAGCGCCTGAGTTGCCACCTGAGCGGCTACGGTGATAGCCATTGCGATCCCGTAGTACTGATATGAGGCGGCAGCACCCGCAGCAACGGTCGCAATGATAGGAATAGCAGCAGGCATTAACGCACCCTCCAGACACTCAGCGGCTTAACCCTCAGACTGACAAGACCATTTTCGCCAGGCACCCATACAACGCCGGAATAAACCACCCCGGCACACCGCGATCCCGCATTTTCAACCACGGCAACATCCCCGCGCTGCGCCAGCTTCACCGGTACTTCATCGAGATACCGGGCCAGCACCTTTTCAAGCGAGCCACCACCGCGCAATATCGCCTTTTTTGCCCCATGTTCGCTGTCGTAGGTTCCGCGCCAGCCCGCCGCAAAATCCTCGCCGCACATGGCCTGAGCACAGTCCGCCGCGAACAGGCAGCAGTCATGGCTGCCCCATAAAAAAGGCCGCTTTTCAGCGGCCCTTATTACGGTGATTAATCTGTTATGCCAGTCCGGATGCTTCATGCTTCCTCACTTATAGGTAAATCCTGGTGCATCTTTTTTACTGCCCCAGTAAATCGAACGTTCAGCCATCTGCGCCACATATCGGAATATGTGATCGCCGGGATAAGCGGCCTGCTGCGATTCATCGGTATAGCGATCAGGGAAAGGACGCTGCCAGTCTTCAAAAATATTACTGATGGTGTACTGCAGGGCGTTTGTCCCGCCAGCGGTCGCCCCTGTACTGGATACCCGCCCTTTGAACAGAAGATCGGCAACCTGGACAACACCGTTATCATCCATGGCCACCAGGTAGATTTCGGCATTTCTGCCCACGCATCGCTCGTTCAGCGTGGTGGCAAAGAGGGTCATATCCAGCCCCGAGAGGGTCATTTTGACCTGCGTGGGGCTTGTCGTGCTGGTTTCACTGGCATCATCAACAGAACCCATGCGCCCCATGCCGTAATATACATAGCCACCAAGAACTAACGTCCCGGTACCGGAATGCACATAGACGGTGCCAGATTCAAACTGAATATTGGCGGCGATCGCGACCGTCACCCTGTCGCGGGATAACCAGTCCACCATCGAATCCGAAAAGGGGGAATACAGCATTAAAATGCCTCCTCAAGCTCCAGTGTATAACTGGTAAAAACACCCGGCACACGGTTACCGGCACCCTGCTGGTTATCCTTCAGTTTGAAAATGCCGTAGGGTTTCGCAACCTCAATGACAGCATTAGCAGGCGGAGAGCTACGCAACATCGGCGCAAATGCAATCATTGCAGTACCGTTCGCCGCGCTCGTCACGTCGGCTGTAACCATCTTCAGCTCATCGTTAACAGTGAAATAATCGCCCTGTCTGAGCACCACCGTTCCTGGTGTCCAGCCCTTACTCTGAAGCTGGGTTCCGGTCTGATTAGCGCCATCAACAACTGGCGTTCCAGCAGGTGTTCTGCCACTTCTCCCCCAGTCACGAACTTTTACCCTGCCATACTCGCCATCGAGTGAAGCCACCAGAGCATCAATACGTCTGGATTTTTCATCTGTCAGGTTATTAAAGGTCAGGGAACAGACCCAGCGGGTACCGGGAAAGCGTGCTGTCTGCGATGAGCCATTGAAGGGGGAACGAAAGGTTTTGGTATTACTTTCTGGTCGCCAGGTCAGCGACGCGGGACAGACATCTTCCGGCCATTCGAGTACAGCCATAGATTCTCCTGCATTATTCTGCGCACGGCGGCGCTACTGATCATTTGTCAGGATGTTACTGATTTACATACCTGGTTATGGTTGTTACTCAGCCCGTCAGTGGTGGGACATTGACGCACTCAGATTAAGGAGGGATAGCTGATTACCTCTGGATAAGGAAATAAAATGAAGTTTTACCTGTCTAAAGTGCAACTGCTACACATTGGAATGCCAGGTGATTACGAACCAGAAGCCGGGGATCCAAATGTCAGATTTACCGTTTATGGTGAGCACGGAGAAAGCATCACCAATCATATATACATTAAGGATGCGAAGAGTCGCACTCTCGTGGATCTTGAAAAAGAAGTTAATCAGTACCTCAATGGATTATATTCCGCCTCAGTCAAGTAATCGGCGTAGTGGTCCACGAGAAATAAAGTCTTGATGTATTTGTTTCATAGCCGCCTCCGCACCAGCAGTAGCGGCTTTCTCCATTGCCTGGCGTAATTTATCTGATTCGCTTACAGGGGAACTAAAACAGTTAATAACAATAACCCCTCCCCCTTTAAGATGAACAGTAATACCGCCATCTGCTAATGTAACTTTGTCGCCCCGCTCCTGAAGTCCATTATCATTAACTTTCAGTTGCTGTCGAACAGAAGCACTGAGTTCATCAATCGCGCAGTTAATCTCATTATTGGCCTGGCGCATACGCAAAAGCGACTTTTCCAGCACTTCAACTCGTTCTTCTAAAGTCATAACTGTCTCCTGCCTTTCGGCTTAATGAATATGAATAATGCATTACACGCCAAGTAAGCGCCTTGCCTGACCTCTATTAGAGAAGTCCTGAAGCAAATCCTGACGCGCCTGTTTCGCACCGTCGTTAGCTCCCTGTCGTGCAGCTTCCTGCATAGCCTGCTTCAGTGCCGCATCCCCGTTACCAGAAATAGAGAAATGCTGCTGAATGGTTTGCTGGAGCTGAGCTCCACCACCGCCAACAGAAGAAACTGTGTCATCCACCATACGAACACCGAGATTACCGTCAGCAGTACGCGTAAGGGGCATAATAGCTTCAGGGCCAGCCTCACCCATAAGCCCCGCACCTTTGGCGAAAGCAAACATCGTCGGACTGTTCACGACGCCATTACGGAAACGACTAAGATCAGGCGAATCCATTACACCACCCTTGGCGAATTTCAATTGAGATGCCGCACCTGTATAAGCTCCGGACGGTGTTGCACCGCCAGCGGATGCCGCGCCAGCCACTGAACTACCAAACATCCCACCAAGTGAACCAAACCAACCGCTATCACCAGCAGATTTAAGCGTGTTGACCATAATTGCCCTGAGCAAGACTTTCTGCAGCTCATTCAACACACTGTTCGCCCAACTTGCCCAGTCAGCTTTATTACCACTGAGGGCATCAGCCATGTTATCCACCAGGCCATCAAGGGTGTTACCGACTAAATCTGACACCTGAGTGTAATAATCGCTGGAAGTGTCTACCCAGTTAGCCAGACCATTCTGAGCACCTGCCAGCCAGTTTCCCTGTAACTCATCCAGTTGGTCATAATGAGAACGGTATTTATCGAGTCGCTCAGCAAGCGCTTTGTCCAGTTCCTGGTTATAGCGGTCATATTCTTCTGAGGTTTTAATGCTTCCATCCTGGCGACGGCGCTGCAAATCTTCCCGTTTCTCGTTAAATTCACGCTCAATTTCGAGCTGTTCACGCATCCTTTCGCGTGCCTTATCACCCAGACCTGCGCCAATAACATCAGCATCAAGGGAAGCAGCAGCATTAGCATTTTCACGCTGAAGATTCGAAATGTACTCAGCAAGTTTTAGGTTTTCCTCGTTCGCCTTTTTAACAGCATTCAGGCGATCAACCTCTGTAGCCAGTTGTTCAAGGCGTTGCTTCTGTGTTTCATTAAGTCCAGTTAGCTTGCCGTCAGCGATATCAAATTGTAGTTTTTGTTGTTCAGTAACCTCTGCGCTTTTCTTTCCGGTGGTGTCGATGAGAGCAATTTGCCGGAGATAACTTGTCTCCATTGATTTAAAAGCTGATTCAAGTTTTTTTGCTGAAGTATCAGTTTTTAATTTCCCGTTTGATTCTCCTGCGCCAAGACCATAATCTGTTTTAGATGAAGAATTATTACCTATGGTTGCTGGATATAGAGGTAGGTTATTTCCTGCTTTAAGGATTGCTCGGCGGCGTTCAAGCTCTGATCGTTCAGCCCGTTTCCCTTCCACATCCATTCCTAATCTGTTGAAATCTGCAAGAAAACCTTCGTCATTTAAATCTGCATCAAGGTTTCTTATGCGACGATCAATTTCCTCTATAGATGCATTCTCCCCTACTGCCTGTCCCCCTTTGTAAAGATCGATGAGTTTTCCTGCTTCCGCTCCAACCTTAACAAGCCAGGTAGCGAGGTCGACCACGCCACTAACAAGGTTGGTGATACCTTTGATAACTTCAGGGTCTTTAAATACATCACCCATGTCGCTAATTGATTTCTGCAGGTTAGAAAGGTCAACCTTTGCTAATCCAGCTGATAATTCAATCTTAACCCCTTTAACTTGGTTTTCCATATCCTCAAAGATTGAATTAACTTTTACGAGACTTTCTATATCTGTATCATCTGGTGCTACGCCAAATTCTTTCGCAGCCTTCATATATTTTTGTAATTTATCACCGCCCTGATCAAGCAAAGGAAGCAACTTAGAGAGATCGTTACCCAAGCTTTCAAGAATAGTAGTCTTTTCAGCGTTTGTTTTAATCTTGCTTAGCGCATCACTTATGGCTAAAAGTTGCTTATCTGGCGATTCACTCGATAATTTTTTAGCTGATAAACCGAGTGCATCCAATGCATCTACAGCCTCACCTGATTTATTCAGTACCGAGTCACCAATTTTATCTCCGATATCTTTAAAAATATCAGCCATTTGATCGCCTGAAACACCTGCTTTTTCTGCAGCATACTGCCAAGCAAGTAATGATTGAGTAGACATGTTGAGCGACTTAGCCCAACGGTCAGACTCAGTAATTTGCCTGGAGGTGTTTTTTAACAGGTTGTATCCAGCCACACCTACGCCAATAGCAGCGGCGCTTGCTGCAGTTGCTGCCCCTGTGAATGCAACAGCTACAGATTTTGCATCCTCTTGAACCTGTTTTCGCCATTTCTGCGATGCCCTTTCAGCCTGGCTTAGGCCGCCAACAAAGCCGCCAACTTTGGCAATTAAGTCTATCGTTAATGTACCTAATGATTTACTTGCCACGCTGTCCTCCAGGTAAAAAAAACCCCGCAAAGCGAGGCATCTTAATGCTTATTAAATAGTGTAAATATTAATTTTATTTTTTCTTTGCTTGCTCTGGATAGTCTGAAACATCAAAATCGAACCCCTGTTCGCCAGATTGATAAAATGTCACTCCAATAGTGATTTTTTTATTGCTCTTGATATATTTTTCGAAAGACTGTGGGTTATCAAGAAAAATCATGTCTGATCTTCCAGATGCCTCACTACTTGCAGTCCAGGTTTTTACCTTTCCGTTATCGCCCTTCGTTCTTATTGCGCAATCTGAGTAACCACATACAATCTGCCCTTTAGATATCACGACATAGGCATCAGTACCTTGTTTTCTTTTGCGGAAAACCAAGTTGAGTACAGATCCACCATCAACGTTGTAAGGGAATGGGAAATTAACATGGTTTTTCGATGTATTATAAAAGATCTCCCCAACCTCACCAGTAACGCTATCTTTCGTGGGTTGGTTATGCCAGTTAATAACTGTAACTGGTTCTTTTTTTACCTCTACTTCTTTTACGACATCATTTTTCAACTTATCAGTGCTTACCTGAGTGCTACCCACTGTTTGGCTAGGTGCTTCTTTTTTATTGCTTACTTTGCCAATAAACAAAAGAAGGATAAGAACCCCTACAAAAATAAAAAACACCATCATACATCCCGATGGACCTTTGTTTTTTTTTGCTATGGGAGCTCCGCACTTTGGACATGATGCGGCCTTGTCAGATACCTGTTCTCCACACTCTTTGCATTTAATTAAAGCCATTCCTTGATCTCCTTGTTTTTAGATAGGGTAGCAAGGAAAGCGTTTCTAATAAATTCTACTTTTCAATTCCACGTCCTCATCGCTTCATGCAGGCTGATTGGTTCGTTAGCGGCAACGCGCTCTACAGCTGCTATGTGAGGGGCGAAATCAGCAACGCTGAATGCCGGAGTGTTTGTACCGCGATTAACATTAGCCAGCACAGAAGAAATCAACGCTGCGCCCCATTCAGTTCGCATCATAGGGTTCAGGCTTCCGTACTTTTGACGATACTGAACCCACTGCTGGAACTCAAGGAAGCTAAGGCATTCCTGGGCTTCTGAAATGGTACGACCACCAATCCCATTAAGGACTAGTTCGCACCAGATTTCGTCTTCTGCGCTGAGTCCGTCTTTCCCAGATCGTTAACTTCCTGAATGGCCACCAACAAAGCTACTGTAAGATTCCCATCCAGTGCGCCACGTTCCGGATCAGCCTCACCAGTTACATCAGCTACGGTAAACACCTGATGCCCGTCTTCGTCACAGATTGAAGCCGCAATACGACCAGCAACGCCATCAATCTTGCCTAGCCCGGCGAGAACGTCAGACGTAGCAGTGTGATAACCCAAAGGGCGAACATAAGTTGTGGCAATGTGTTCTTCCCCGTCAGCACCTTTCCATTTAATTTCTTTCTCAACAGGACGACCTGTAAAAGCACCTGTTTTCTTCAGCGTATCAAGAGTCAGTTTCATGTCGTTTTCCGGTATAAACATTGATGGTGCGGGGAATGATCCCCCGCGTTTAATTAACTGCCTGGTTGTTCTTTCGGAATCCATGCCCCCTGGCCGGAACGCTGGATGGTGGCAGACGTCTGCACGACGGTATTACCCTGGAAGTCAAACGGGAAGTCGGATACATAACCTTTGAACACGTACCAGGTACGATCTGAAGGCAGAGTCAGACCATCAACAGACCCCTCAGAGCTCCCGATTGTTGGTTTAGATTCCCCATCAGCCCATCCGATCGCAAACGTTACGTCGCTTTGATCGTTGGACTCAGCCATATTACTGAGCATCAAATGGCTGGCATTTGCTGGATCAGCGTTCAGAGTGGCCGTTGCCTGTCCTGGTGTACGTAAACCCTTTTTATATTTTCGGGTGTTGCGTTCACTGAGGCACGTATCATCAATCTGATCCGCTGGGCTGCCGCCTGGTGAGAATGCCGTAATACATTCGATTTCGCTCACGACACCATTCGCGAGCACAAAAAGTTGAGTGCCTTGAGTCACTACTGACATAGTCATCTCCGGATATAAAAAAACCGGCTTATAGCCGGTGTGATGTGAGTGGTTTTGAGTTATCGGTTGACCAGCCAGTCAACGTCGAATGAATAGCGGTATTTGAGGGTTACCGGGTCTCTGCCCTGCGCATCCCAGCGGGTAATGTAAGCCTTGCGCTGAATGACATCGCGTAATGCCCGCGCCACAGCAAGAGCATCTTCATCGGTGTCACCGTACACATCCACCTGAATGGAATAACGGTCGATGTCAGGGTTCTGACTCAGGTAATTTTCAGGTTCACCGCCCACGTTCTGCCAGACTGCGTAGGGGTACACCAGAACATCATCAAGCATGCCAAACGGATAAAGCCTTACCGGGTGAGCACCGAGCAACTCTTTTACTTTCGGGTCTGTCGAACAGACGGCAAAAACTGGTGCAATCATGCTGTTGTTCCTTTTTTGGCGGCACGCCTTACTGCGCGATCGATAGCTTTCTCCATTTCTTCTGCGAAAACGCTTATTACTGCGGTGTCAACACCATTCATCGCCGGTCGCAATACAGGCTTTGCGGCGGCATTTTCGGTTCCAAACTCGAGAAAACGCCAGTACCAGGTATCGCCGCCAGGATTGCTTTTATCACCCAGTGTTCTGAACGTTTTCCCAGCCCTACCTTTCCTGACATTAGCCTTTGTGTTTGCATACTGACTGGCGCCGCCCATTACCCCAACACGAAATGCCAGATCACCCGTCCTGCGGAATTGTTTGCTGCTGAAGCTGGCGACGATATTCTTATATATCGCCTCTTTGGTGAGAGGATCATCAACTCTGGCTGCGTTACTTCTGGCGCGATCCCTGATTATATTCGCAGCCTTACGCAGCGCAGAACGACCAGCTTTATTTCGGGTAACTTCGGAGACAGCCTCCATTTTTCCAAGCAGTGACTCGAGTCCGGTAAGGTTTACTTCAACACTATCAGCCATCGTTTACCCCCTCAGAACAAGGAAGCGTCAAATATTCACGACCACTTTTCGGGTCCGGAAGCACGCCCTCAATGTTGAATACTGATCCACGAAAAAGAATACGGTGCTTTCGGGTAATACTTGCACGGTAACGAATCGTTATACGCGTTGTTATTTCGCCCTGTGATGCCTGGGCCGCTATAAACTCCCGCGCTGATAAGGGGGATATTTCGGCCCAGATAGTTGCGACATCACGCCAGGTATTAATTACGGCCCCCGTTGTAGGGTTCTGTTCTTTTACCGGCTCCTGCAGGGTAATCCTGTGACGCAATTTCCCGGCTTGCATATCACTACCTCGGTCTTTGACTCAAGTAAACGGGTCGCTCATCGCCTAATGAAGGAGTATCAATTTCTTCATCTTCGGACAGTGACTTGATAATGACATCACACAGAGCTGCGTTTGATTCAGCCAGGCGGCTTATCGCTTCCGTCTGTTCTCTCTGAGCTGCGATCTGTTCCCGCAGCGCCGCTATCAGTTCGTTTGCCAGTTGCTCGTTCATAAGCTATTTTCGCCCACTTTTTTATCCACTCGCGCCGCTGAGCGCACCCGGAACATGACATGAATCACCTCACAGAGGGATAAATTGATAGGGTTCAAGCAACGAGGTAAAGCCAAAAGGGATGCTCATTTTGGCAACATCAGATGCCTCTTCCCTGCTATTAAACCAGTGCCCGACCAGCAGCATCAGGGCCAGCAGAATATCATCGGCAATCTTTAGTCCATCAGGATCGGTATCAGGTACATCGCCTTCATACAATTTACGGTTGATGTAATTCTCTGCCTTGCGCGTAGCAGCGCCGTAGTAGAGCAACAGCATTTCATCTTCCGCTGTATCTTCAGCATCGATCCGACACTGCGCCCTTAGCTTTTCAATAGTTGTGCTCATAGCTTTTCCCTGGCCCGCAGCGAACTGCGGGCACAAAAAAACCGCCGTAGCGGTGGAGGGTACTGCTGAATATGGCCTTAGCCACCAGATGCCGGTTTACCCACCAGCGCTTTGATGGCCGCTGTATCTTCCAGCACGCAGTCAAAACGATGGAAGGCCAGGAATGCGGTCTGATCATACTCTGCGTAACGCTCAACCAGACGCTTCAGTGTCATGTAGGAAACACGGCGAACAATGAATCGATTGAAATCACCAAGGAAAATGAATTTCTTACTCGCTGCCGCAGCATCAATCGCCTGATCAATTACATAGGGAATACCAAGAACGGTTGCCGGGGAACCACCAACAACATCCGGTAGCCAAAGAGGGCGCTTCTGATCATCCACCATCTCTTCGATTACCTGAAGAGTGCCGTCATTAAACGCCCAGCGGAAACTTGGACCACCGCGATATGCCGGATCAATCGCATGTTTCAGGCTGTTCATTTCCTGCCAGGTGAATGCTGCGGCCGCCGCCGCAGAAACAGTCCCGGTTACTGAAGCCGCCAGCCCTTTAGGTTGTTGAGGTGTACCAGCACCGGTACCCTGCACGAGATATTTGGCTTCACCGCGACCAATACGCTGCGCAATACGTCCAGCCAGGTATGCCTCAATATCTACACCGCTGTCCTGCAGCAGCTCATTGGAGACGCGGATAATTTTGGATGACAGTTTTTTAGCCCCCAGGATTGCGGTGCCGAATGTCACATCCCCCTCCGTTGCTGCAGCGTTTTCTGCAAGCAGTTCCCCCTCTTCAGCAGTACCATCAGAAGTGGACCAGGTAATATCCTGACCGTTTGAAGTATTGAGGATTTGCGCAACGCTCACGATCCCGCCGTAAGCTTTCATTGCATCAATGATGGTATTACGCATCTGGGTAGGGACCGTATAACCACCTTTATCATCAGGTGTCGTTCCCTGCGCACGAAGTTCTTTAACGGCCTGGCGTTCTTCAGCAGTCAGCTCACCGAAGCCATGGCGCAGGAGACGATCGAATGCTGCAGCACGGCGCACTTCTGCCTGCATTTCAGGACTTTCCTGACGCTGGCGCTGTTCAGGCTCCTGTTCATCAACAAAAGACTGATCATGGCGGCGCAATTCTTCTTCACGAGCGATGCGCTCATCAAGCGCGTCCAGTTCGGATTTTGCGGCGTTCCACTGAGTGCGCTGCTCTTCGGTCCAAGTGGTATCACCAATTTTATCGTGCAGAGCACGCATATCAGTGGCGATGGTATTACGTTTTTGCTTCATTTCATGCAGTTTCATGGTTTTTCCTTACGCGTTAAGAAGAGTCAGCAGGCGCTCACGCGCCATTCGTTGATTAATGGCGTTATGTAGCGCACCACTGTCGCGCGCCTCCTGCCAGGCTTTCATCGATCGGACGCCGGAATCGGCCTCCTGATATGCGGGGTAGGTCACCGGACTGACATCAAACAGCCGGGAAAACTTCGATATTTCGCGAATGACGACCCCTTCGTCGTCCTCATACCAGTGTTCGCCATCACGGGCAACTCGAAAGGCAAAGGACGACTGGTTAATGTCACCGCGAAGCATCGGTGCTAAAACCAGATCGCGGATGGTTTGCGTATCCGGCGCGGTAATGTCGTAACGCAGACCGCGATCATCTACAGACAGTGACAACGTTCCGGCAGCGCTACGACCAAGGATAAAATTAGGGTCATGGTTAAACAGCCCGCGAACATCATCATTCAGCACATCGTCAAAAGCACCGGGTTTGATAATTTCACGAAAACCCCAGAGAGGTTCCGAGCGACTGTTAAACACCGATCCGTAACCCAGAATGCGGGTGGGCTCATCGGTGCGTTGTTCCGCGCGAACCTCCCCGCTATAGCAGCGTGTTTCACGGTCATTCATTGGTTTTTTCCTCGTCGGTTTTTGGTGCCTTAAAATCGTCTGCCGGGTTAGCCGCGTTCACGCTTACCAGCATTTCATCCAGGCCGTCTACCGGGTTCATATCTTCGAAGGCTCGCGCCTCGTTGCGGCTCATCCAGCCATCAGTGATCGCAAAGTGGTAGAACTGAGCACGCTCCTGCGGGGTTCCGCGTAGAAGGCCTGTCAGGTTAAACCGGACGTAATACCCTGCCGCCAGCTCCGCACGAGTAAACAGCCGTCGGTTAAGTTCCTGCTCCCAGTTGGTTACCCACGGCATGATCGTGTAGCGGACAAACTGAATGGCCTGCTGCGTAATGTTTGAGAAGGTGGCTTTTTCGAGATCGTTAATCATGTGTGCCGGAACGTTGAATATCCCGGCAATCATGGAGCGGTTCAGTTTAGACATGTCGATGATCTGCGCATCAACAGGGGAAACAGTCAGCGCTTTGTAATCCAGCTCTGCAGGGAGAAGCATTGTTTTATTCTCCTGGCTACGCAGCGCAACAACTGCTTTTTGCCACATGCTTTTTAAACGCCCCCAACTGTCATCATTCAACTGGCTTTTCACCGAAATGATGCCGGCTGGTCGGGCATTACCACTGAAGAATGAACTAGTGTATGCCTGACCGCTCATTCCCATACCGATCGTCTCGGCGTGTTGCATGATCGGGCTGAGTCCCATTTTCTGGTTATTACCGAGCGCCCTGATATGCACCATATCGTCTGGGTTTATAGCAAACGCGCCTTCTTCGTTGTAAACCCCATAGGTGTAACGCCCTCCGGTGTTGAGTAGCGTGGTTTCCCACGGCATACAGCATTCCAGGCCGGAAACCTCACCGCGTCTGGAACGTTTTACCCACGTATAGCCATTACCCCAGCCCAAAATATGACGTTGCTTTAACTCGCGCCATTTATAGCTGGTCTGCCACACGTTCGGCTCATCGTGCACCAGGTAGAACACAGGATGGTCGCGCGCGGCTTCAACCTTGTTATTGGTTTTACGCATCACGTGTAGCGGCATCTGCGCAATATTTGACGAAATAACATAAATACAGGCGTAAACAGCCGCCAGTTTCATCGCCGTTTCTGGGCTGACAAAAACGTCGCGGGCAAAAATATTGTCCGTTTCTGCTGATTCTCCAGTAATTGGCGTAGAGGGATTCTCCAGTGGTTCATTGCGAAACAGGGCATCAAGCAGCATTTTTCCCCCTCATTGCGACCACCAGTGCATAAAGCAGAAGCAAACTACCGGACATCATCAGAGATGAAGCCAGCCCGAACTGGAGATACACGCCAGCAGCGAGCGAACCGAAACCTGCCAGCCCGATAGCATCAGTCATTAATGTTTTCATAGAATTAAAAGGTCTTCGTCAGGGTCGAGTGTGGACAGGAAATCAGCTTCACCACCACCGTTAACCAGCATTCTGCTCATCGCAGTAAATAGTGCAGCGGGACCGTCTATTTTTGCTTCGGGTGTGGATTTGTTCGGAAAGATATTGTCGTTTTTGTCAGGCTTGACGGTGACGTTAGACATCATCCAGTTCATAACCGGATGATTGCTGTGATGAAAACGCCCGCCATAAACCAGAGACTCCACCTCTTTCATTGACTCAGAAAAGTTTCTGACCGTCTGCGGAACCTCCACCAGCGGCACACCCTCTTCTGCCAGAGCCAGGCTAAACTGCGTTGCGCTCCAAGGGTCGAACCCGGTTTCCTTCAGGTTTTCGCCGCTAATCCATTCCAGAAAATCTGCTTTAATCTGCGCATGATCGATAACATCACCATCGGTCAGTTCCAGCTTCCCAAGCTCAGCCCATTTGCGATACATCTGCGCCATTTGAGCGGAACATTTTTCCAGTCGCCCTTCGGGTAACCAGAATTTAAAGTCTGCATGCGCGTGACCGTTGTCTGCCCGCCAGAGTTTTACTGCTGCGCAAATATCAATCTTGTGGGCCAGATCCACGCCAGCCCACATCGGGTAGGTTTTCAGCTCATGACGGGGGGCTATAAACTCACATTTTTCCCACTTAATCATGTCCATCCAGGCTGACTCAGCGGTCACCCAGATATTCATGTGTTTGGTGAAAAAGTTAACCCTGGCGGAAACCTGTTCTTTGGCCTTCTTAGCCAGACGGCGAAGGTCATCCCAGCGCTTACAGATTCCGAGTCCGGGGTTAGCCTTTTGCCAGACCGTTTCATCAAACGGATCATCATCTTTATCCAGGGTGAAGATGATGGCGAAAAAGGTGTCATCCTTCACCGCGCCTTCCACTTCGCTGTTATAGCCACGCAGTACCTTAATGGCATAATCGCGCAGCTCGTAACAAATCCCTTCTTTGTTAAACCCGGCTGTCGTTATGCCAAACAGAAGAGACTGCAATCGTGCGCCGGTTGCAGTCTCCAGAACGTCCCAGACATCACGGGTTTTATGCGCATGAAGTTCGTCGACGATGCCACAATGGATATTGAGACCATCAAGATTGTTGGCATCAGAAGAAAGCGGTTCAAACTTGGATGCTGTCTGCTCCTGGTAGATCGCCAGTTTATTGAATTCAAACAGTCGCCCAAGTGTGGGTTTCGCTTTTTTAACCATGTTTTTCGCATCTTCAAAAACGATGCGAGCCTGATCCCGCGTTGTCGCTGCGGAATAAACCTCTGCCCCGCCCTCACCATCGGCGCCTGCCATATAAAGACCAACGCCAGAGGATAATGTCGATTTAGCATTTTTACGGGCAACTTCGTTATATGCCGTGCGAAACCTGCGGACCATCACCGGACGACCGCTGCCATCATTACGCAGCACAACTTCGCCTGTTTCTTCATTTACCAGAGGTATAACAAAACCGAAGATGTTGATCAGAATGAAAACATGCCAGTCCATCAACTCAATCGGCTGGCCTGCCAGTGCTCCTTTAACATGAGGCACGAATTTATAGAAATTGAGGATGTGCTGTGCGCGGGGCTCGCTGAAATAGATGCCACGTTCTTCACCGTGCTTCAGATCATCAAGAAATCGCTGACAGGAAAGACGGACAAATTCACAGGCAATAACCTCCCCGGCAACGACGCGTTCGGCGTAACGTATGCCATCAGTAACTTTTGCCATCAGTCCCTCGAATTTAGAAATTGACTTAACAGATCATCATCGTCTGGTTTGTCTTTACTGACCTTAGACCTGCTGGAAGGCGTCATACCAAACTCCGCTAACATCGCGCGAAGTCGCTTCCAGGCATCAGCTTTCATCATGGCTGCCGGATGCGGCTTGATCATGCGTATTTCACGTTCTTTCCCTTCATCAGCATCATCATCGCTGTATACCGCATAGGTATAACCTTCCCGATCCAGCGTTTCACAATGATGGCGGTATTCCGTATATGCCTCTACCAGCAACTCCAGAGCCCTGGCATCCAGCTGAGATATGACGCCAATGGCATCAAGTTCTTCGGCCATCCGCTTAAACCAGTACTTCCCCTGCTTGTCGAAATGCTTGGGAACTGGGGGGACCCCTTTAGGTGGCTGCGGCTCGTTTTTGTTGATTGGTCGTTTGGAAGGGTTACCCCTCACCAAACGCAGATGGGTAGGGGTTTTCGGCGGTCCTGACATAATCGAAAACTCCTATTAATCATCGGCTGGGGGACCCCAAAAAAAGTTTTCTAACCTGCGGCGATGTGAAGAAAGGCTAGGCGGCGGTCCTTTGGGCCCCCGGCCACAGGGATTTGATCCCCCCCTACCGCGATGATAATGATTATCATTTAATACGTTCGCGCCCTGTTTTCGAGCGGTGGCAGGGCCAGCACAGGCTTTCGAGGTTCGAATCATCATCGGTACCCCCATGAGCCTTAGCCTTGATATGGTCAACGGTGGTGGCCGCAACAGCGCGACCAGTACGCAGGCAGTTCTGACACAGATGATTGTCACGTTTGAGGATGCGGGCACGTTTGATGTCCCACTTACTGCCATAGCCACGCTCATGGCGACTCTTACCCTGCTGATGCTGTTGCCAGCCTTCATTGCGGTGCTGCTCACAGTAACCAGAGCGATCCGTAGTCGTGCCAGGACAACCTCTCTTACGACAGGCGCGAGGAATTAGTGCTGGCATGGTTCACCATTACACAAATCAATAGTGATTTGGTTTTCAGCGTGGTTTTTATCAAGATTAAATACCGCTGTTACGGTGGGGAGTTCTCTACGCTGAGTATCTATAGCCGTCGATACCTGGTTATCAAGAAGCTGTCCATTCACAGCAATTCCATAACCCATGAAGCGCTCTCCGCGATACAACTTAGCAATCTGAAACTTCATAACGATTTCCTTTTAGACGTGAGCCTGTCGCACGGCAAAGCCGCCAAGAGGTAACGGTTTGCCCAGGCTCACAGCTGAAAGACTTGCTTTGATGTGCGCGTGCGATGCGTGCCTTAAAATGTTAAAAATGTATCAAAATTAAAATATTAATAGTGATCTATTTATAACAAAGGTTTTTAATGTCAGTTCATGTAAGTTTAGATTTGAGGTATTCATTATGAAAAAAGATAAAAAAGAACATCAACAAGCAACAACTGGAATTTACATTGGTAGTGGAGTAGGAAATTCATTTAATGACGTTAGCATTTCTGGCTATCAAACTGGTATTCATTTTAATGAGGCTTCTGATAACTCATTCAATTCAGTTCAGATAATCAGCCTGGATGCAATTAAATCTATACAGCAAACAAAGATAGAATTGTCGAAGATGAAAATTGATAAGCGTTTGCTGGATGAAATCACTGCTCACCTCACCGAAGTTCAGATGGCTAATTCTAAGGAAAATGCCATAAATTCTTACATGAAGCTAATATCATCTCTGGCAGACCACGTCACGGCACTTACTCCAATCTGGCCACATCTTTGTCTTTTAGGTGGTAGCCTTATTTCTTAACATTATTGCAGGCACTCACTGAATGCCTGCTGTAATGCCTTAACCCAACTTAGCTGCACCAGTGCATCTTTGGCTTCAAGTAGCTTGCGTAAGCCTGCTGACTTTTCCGCGCTATCTGGCAGGGTTTCGTCCATCAGTGCCGCTAGATCACCGATTGGCTTACTCACCTCTTGCAGGTGAGACGGGAGATGCTGATACGCGAAATACTTCATGATTGGAGATGACATTTTTTATCCTCAGTCCATATAGAAATCGTCATTAAGACGACGGCGGTTAGAGCTGCTGGCGTTGTGCGGGCAGGCGTTAGAATTGTGACCGGTGGCGCCGCAGTAGCTACAGCGCAGATTCACACGGCGAGCATTGCCGCTCCATGTGTGTGGGCAATTCTCGCGGGTGTGCAAACCCGAACCACAAAAGGTGCATCGCGTGTAACTCATGGGCTGACCTTCTGGCAGTTCGCCTGCCACGCTTTGTTATGCGCCAGGATGTCTTTCTTCGTCTGGCGGTCCATAACGTCGATATCGTGATCGGTCAGGTAGATTGGCTTTACCCAATCACAGGCGGTATCAACCACCACCGGGACGCTTCCACGTGTCACGCAGCTCGCGATCAACATCGTCATCAGGCATGCGGTTAACAGTCTGCTGTACATTGCTGGCCTCTTTCGTTGCTTCTACCCGGCGTTCGGCTACTGCTTCAGTAGCTACGGCCTTTTCTTCGAAACGCTGCTGGTCTGCTTTGGCTTCCGCTTTGCTGGTGCCGCGTGAATGGCCAATGCCAAAGGCACCAGCGATAGCAGCCATAACCAGTGCAGCAATACCGATAATCGTTTCTAAACCCATATCAACCTCACACCAGTACTGTTTTGGCCTGACCGAAGCGAGCGCGACGATCTTCAAGTCCATTCGTGCCGCCGTTGATAATCTTCGTCACCTGCATCAGATCGCCGGAATACTTCAGGCATCCCTTAGTGGCGAAGAACCACGCCGCGCTTCTGGCTGCATAAACATCTTCGGCCAATAGCTTAGGCTGCTTAACCAAATCAACCTTCAGGCCATTCCCACAATCACGGTAGTTGTTGAGGCCGGTAATCTGGATAAGTCCACGCCCACGGTATAGCCAGCCGTCACCTGGAGCGTTGTTCCCCATGCGTTTGCTGTATACCAGGTTAGCAATGGCGCGCTGGCGCTCAATCGGTAATGTTCGCTCTTCAGGACGGCGGCCAAGCGTGTTTGCCTGGTCTGCTGTGAGACGTCCTGCACGGATGAAGTTAACAAGTGCTGCAATGCGGTAGTTGAAGCTTTCCACCAGCAAAGTGAAGCCAGCTGATTCATGACCTGCCTGAGCGATGAACATCGCCTGGTCTACCGGCTTGGTGATGCCGAATTCTTTCATCGCATCGCTAACTGGCTGAAACCAGCGCGCGGCTAACTCGGCGCTTAACCCAGCCGCCTTTTGAAATTGTGATTGGTTCATTAGTGCCTCAGATGATCAACCAGGCGTGCCACGTTGCCTCTGACGGCGACCAGCACAGACAGGAAAATAATGTTGGCCCCGATAGTGGCCCACGATGAGTAAGGGTAGATACCGCACAGATACGCCAGTGGAACGGCGCTGTAGATGACCGTAAGCAGCCAGGCTAAGCGAGATATCCACGGTCGATGTCGCGAATCGCCGCGACGGTAAAACATCAGGGTCAGCACTACCCCAGCACAAAGCAGCGCGTTGATTGTTGCCGATGGGTCATTTAGTACCACCTGAACCTCCCCGGCGCGTTATCAGCGCCACCAGCGAGCCGATATCCTGATTATTCAGGAACGTCAGGATTTTGACGGCTAAAGCAGAAACGATTACGGCACCGATGGCATCCAGCGGTTTATCGCTATATCCCGTAAGGGCTGACAATTTAGCCCCAACTAATCCAGCGCAGAGCATTCCGGCAATATATGACACGATGAAATATGCCAATCGGCGTGAAGTGCTCAAATCAGCAGCTGATGCTATGTAGAAAACAGAACCAGCAAATGCACCGAACACAACACCATAATCCGTTCCGGTTAACAGTCCGTAAACACTCGCCCCAGTTAAAGCGCCACCAGCTAAGCCTGTGCCGGTTATTGGTTCGGACATCTGTCCCCCTCAATTACTGTGAATCCTCTCAGAAACGAGGGGAAAGGGTTCAGGCCGCAAGCTCATGCGGTCACGGTTAATCTGCAGTTTTTAGCCTGGGCCTGAAATGAAAAAACCCCGCCGATTGGCGAGGTTCTGAAATATTTAAGTTCGCGTCTAAGTGACCACTCTTAACAGCTTATTCATATTTTTACGTACGTAAACTATTTTTATGCAGCCGCAACAATTTTTCCTTCAGGAATAAATGACACCTCGACATCCATTTCAAGTTTCACTTCAAGCATCATCAGCATTCCTTCAATTATTCCCTCTCCCTTTTGTAGTTTTTTTCCTATATGACCATCAGAGCAGTTATGTTTTTTTGCCAGCGACATAAATGTCATTCCGAACAGGTAATAGTCCACCAGCAAATCATGAAGCTCACTATTACCTTTGTTCAGTCGGGCCATACAGCCACAGATAACCATCGCATCATCATCACAACATTGAACGCGGGATTTGGTCTTTGCTGGTATGAGTCCTTTAAAGCCAGCCGCAATATGAGCCCATGTAACGTCTTCACTGTTGTTTGCTGCCCAAGCGCCCCAGCGCTCCATTACCATTTGGATATTACGCTGCATGGTTCACCTCTTTTATCTGACCAGTAATCATTTCAATACTGTTGTTGCACTCATTTCCCCAGCGGTCCCATCCGTTCCACTCTTCCCGAGCGAATATTTCGATTCTTTTCACATCACCGTATAATTGTTCCAGTCGGTTCCTTACTTCCCACGGCTTTGCGCTGTGTTCCCCAAGGCAGGTATGCACCACCTGTTTTACTGATGCGCTGGCGCGTTGTAAGCCCGTTCCCCTGGTAGCAATCAGCACATCCTCTGTATTACTGCGGGTATGGTTGCCACCGTTCATGCGGGTTTCACGGTCCAGCGTTTCAAGCAGATCGTTGAAGTCCACCAGCTCTCCAGCGCTCAATGCCTTATTGAAGCGATCAGCAGCGTTCTGGTTCAGCTTCACCCACGTAAAGCCCTTCATCGTTCTAACCCGGAATCCCCATGATTCAGCCAGTTCTACAGCCTCGCGGTTATGGGTCCCGGTGTACCACATCGCCAGTACAGCGTTTTCAGCAGCCAGTGACCAGACAGGAAGGCGTTTAAGTTCTTCCATGCCCATAGTGCTGTAATGATTACAGGCCGCACCGTTGCTGATTCTGTTGCCATATTCCCACGGTGGATCACAGTAGATAAGGTCGTATGTCATGCTGCCCTCTGCTTTTTCAGTTCGCGGGTTTTACGGCGGTAAGTAGCCGCAATCTCTTCAAGCTCTTCTCGTGAGTAGTGCTTCGCCTCGTGTGGGCCTTCCAGCCATTCCACCAGCTCAAGACCAAACCATTCGATTAGCGTTAGTCTGTAGCGCTCGTGTACCGTCTTGTTTTTAGCGGTAAAGCGACCAGCGCCACCGTTGCAGGCTTTGCACTGGCGATAGGCGTTCTTCTCTTCAAAACGCAGTTCAGGACGTGATCCAACGCTGAGGAAGTGACCACAATCCCACTGACCGCCGAAAATCATCGGAGGATGATATGTGCCGCAGGACGGGCAAGGGTTACCCTCGTCGCGCTCGCGGATAAAAGCGTTAAACGCCGTTTGTGCCTTACTGACAAAGTACCCACGAGGCTGGAGTGCCTTCTTACGAATCTTCAGGCTAACCTTTCTCTCTGCTTCCGCTTTCCTGGCTTTCAGCGCACGGTTGTAGTCAATCGCACAGCGAGGGCCGCACACTTTCTGCAGATTACGATCTGGGGTGAACGTCTTTCCGCACTGAGCGCAGACCTTGGGCTTGTACACCTTTAACTTTTGTCTGGCTGGCTTCTTCACTGCTTCACCCCCCTGTGGAATACCCATTCGAATACTTCGGAGCCGTTTTGCAGCAGATCGTTAAAGTCACCCTGCGCAGGCCAGCGGACGGATACAGTCTCCAGATCGTTCTTCGCATGCAGGTTTGCAGCAGCACATTCAAATGCGGCAGCATGCCCGGCTGCGTTTGAGTCAGAATCAGCAAAAATAATCAGGTTCTTTACCCCGGCAGGAACGCGGAACTTCTTCATGAAAGCGGTGTTCATCGTTGCCCAGGTATGACACTTGGTTATCTGATGGCAGGCCAGAGCGGTTTCGATACCTTCAGCAATGCCCAGAGTGGAGGATGTGGGAAACATGCGGATGGCGACGGATTTGGCAAACTCCAGGTAACTATCCTCCTGCAGCTTCATCATCTTCTTGGCTGCGCCGCCTGTTTGCGCTTTCTTGTCCCCGTCAAGCAGGGTGCGGTGCAGGTAGCAAAGTTCGCCTTTATCGTCCGTCGCCAGCGCGTAGATAGCCTGGAGGTTTTTACCGTCTACCGGCTGTTTGTCGCAGAATCTGACGCTTTCGGCTGGAAGAGTGTTAAGCCCTCTCCCCTTCAGGTAACTGTCTGCACTGGTCCCACGCAGCGGGATAAGCTTTGCAAATTTACGGCTTACCTTATCACGCTGCTGCGCCAGCGATGTGCGTACCGGGTTTACACTGGTGCGATCTAAGGTGTATTCATTGCCGATCAGCCTGTCTATCTCAGAGGCCAGAACCTTAAATTCTTTCCCTGTTTTTGCTGTCAGCAGTGCCCAGCCATCACCTGAACCACAAACGCAGATATATGACCCGGTACCGTTTTTATTGTCACAACGGAATTTTCCCTTACGGCCACACAGAGGACATTCCCCTTTAAGGTGGTTTTTCCCGGTAATTCCAGGAAGACCGTAGTGTTTGTATATCTCAGCCCAGCGACCAATTGCGGCTTGTTTGGTATTCATGCGGCTTCCCCTTGTTTCTCTTTACGTTTCGCGAAGGCGATAAGCTTTGATTTGATGAAATTCGTCACTTCAGGTGTGATTTGCTGCGGGGTGTGATGTAACCCTCTCGGCCATACTCCGAATTTTTGGCGATAGGTATGCGCACACCATCCGTCACTGACAGGGCGTCCCTGCGCTGCGCGGGTGCGCTGATAGAAAAGAATCTGAGACCACCAGGATTGCTTCTGCTCTGGGGTGTATTTAACTTCCGCTTTGCTGACCTTGGTCAGTCCACGGGATTTGTCTGTTTCAACGTCTTCTCCGGCCAGCGGTTTAAAACCACATTTCGGGCAGATATAAATTCCGGCAGGTTTCACGTAATGGCACTGGCTGCACTCTTTCGGCAGTTTCTCCGGTTCGTCGGTCTTGGTAACACGCTGCGGGGCTTCTTCCATACCGTCAGACGACGAAGGGAGATAGTCGTATTCAATATCATCGGGATAACCCAGCTTGTTGACTGTGCCGCTGTGGTCGAAGATGAGACAGTGATCTTTGCCAGGGGCCGCACGTAATCCACGCCCAAGCGTCTGAATCCAGCGAATTTCACTTTTAGTCGGTCGGGCAAAGATGATGCAGCGAACATCACTGTCGAACCCGGCCACCAGTACACCAACGTTGATGATGATTTTTGTAATACCCTGCTCGAAGCGACGAATAGTCAACTGACGTTCTTCATGTGGTGTGCTTGCCGTCATGACTTCAACGGTCACCCCGGCGCGGGAAAACTCCATCGTGACGAAGTTCGCATGGGCCACATCAACGCAGAAACAGATTGTTGGGCGATCCTGCCCGTTCTCCAGCCAGTTTTTCACGATGTCGCCAACCAGTTTGGCTTCACTCATAACCTTACTGAGCTGGCCTTCCTTGTAGTCGCTGCCATAACCAGCAACGTAAGACGTTTCCACCTCAGAGAGATCGGGATGTGACGGCGCGTAAAATTCGTATTTGCTCAGTGCGCCAATCGCGATCAGTTCCTTCATCGTTGTTGGCTTAATCAGGCGCTGATAGTAATTGCCCAGGAACTTGGCGAAAGGCGTACCGGAAAGGCCGACCACCTTCGTTTTTGTGTTGCGGGTCAGGTTGTCGATAACCTCCAGCAACTTTTTGCGCTTCAGGTGGGCTTCGTCAACGATCAGCAGGTCGATGTTGTCCGGGAATTCACGGCGAATGAGTGTATCGGCGCTGGCAATCTGAATAAGCGCTGTCGGGTTGTATGACGGGTGATCACGCCAGACATAACTGATCTCTTCGCCAGGAAGACCATATTCCATGAATCGGGTGGCAGTCTGGTCAAGCAGTACCGTATATGGGGCCACAAACATTACGCGCATTTCGCGGCTGACAAAGCCATCAGTGATCAGCGCGGCAATAGCTGTTTTGCCGAAACCAACCGGGGCATAGAGCATGAACGAATTATTCTGCTTCCATGCGCCGCGCAACATGTTGAGTGCGACGATCTGCTTCTCACGAGGCTGGATGTTAAGCATTGGTTGATACCTCCCCGAATGCTTTAGCAACCAGATCGGCAATGACAAACTTCTCGCGCTGACGCTGAACGGACAACGTAACCGTTTTGGTACCGTCTTTACGCATGCGGCCTTTGAGAAAACCGCCGTGAATGTGACGAATAAAATATTCAGAGTTAGCCAGGCGCGGAATGCTGCGAACACGGCCAAGATTGCTGACTTCATAAGCTTTTGAATAAAGCTCAACTGGAACAGGGGCCCATTTTTCGTTAGCGTCTGAATAAATCATTTTATCTCCTTTTGGATGTCTAAGCGTCTGGATTTCCAGGAGACGTTTTAACCCCATACAGTGATCTGTCTGTTAGATCGATCTCTTCTGGTAAAGCTGTTCCAGCCCTTCGGGCTAAAACCCAACACCGCCCCCTTTCCCCCAACCCAGTATCAAAAATTCATACCCTGGGTGGGAGCGAGGTATATCCCATGACCGCTGGGGTATATCTCGTGCAAAACTCTCGCAATCGGCGGTTTGCCGTTCGTCGCGCTGCGTTCTGCTGCCGGAAAGACACCGGTTCTGCGTCGAACGTCTCCTGGTACGCCTGCGCATACGCCATCGCGATTTTTTCCCGCATACCTGCCGGGAGTGTTGCTAACTGCTGTTTAATCCACGGGGCGTCCTCACGAGAAAAAACCGTGGGCATAGTCACGTGAAAATATTCGTCCTGATACATAAGCCCTCCTGCGTCACGTTTGTGAGCCGGGCATAGACTGATTAGTCTGGAGGTCTGGAAACCTCATCTGGGGCACAGAAGACCCGGAATAACAGCGTCAGGTGTTCCTGCCATTTGGTCATAACCTGATAGCTGTTCTCTTCAATCTGAGCGCGTTCAGCGGCGTCGATGACTCCGTCTGCTGTAGCTTTACGGATGTACTGAGAGTGCCTGCCGATCCACTCGATGGATTCCATCAGGCGCTGATTGATGTCGGCGTTATCAACATCATCAACATCTGCCAGCGGCACAAACAGACCGTTTGAGTTCCTGGCAACAGCATTTGCGATATGGTTTGATCCACCAGCCGCCTGCAAGACCATCGCCCATCCCAATGGGAAGATTTGATCGCCAGTAGTACGAAGTCGGTTATGCAGAGGATCGGTTGCAGGTGTTACGTCATCAGACTTGTACACACCAAGAATTTCTGCAGCTTCTTCATAGCCACCAGGTAAATCGGCGATAGTTCTTCTTATCGCGGCCACCAGCCATGCTGGCTGTTTTTCAACTTTCCACTCAGGTTGATTACCCACGACTCACCTCTTAATGCTGTGGTTACTCTCATGCTGCGGTTTTTTTATGATCAAGTTCAGGCCAAATCTTTTCCCAATCATCTGGGTGGAGGTTTTTCCTGCTAACTGAGCCGCCAGAATGCGTTTCGATAGAAACAGATAGAGCAGCTCCCAACTTTTGTTTTTTGCTTATGGCTTTACGCAAGTACTCAAGAGAGGTTTCACATCGTGATGCAAACTCTCTCTGTTTTTCGAGCGACAAAGCGTTTAGGTAATTTCTTAACGTTTCCATCACGCCTCCTGTGCTTGGAAAGAAAATATACCTTTAAGTAAACACAAGTCAATACCCAGGAGTCATTTACCTCAAAGTAAATTCAAGTAAGATGAAATCATGAAAACTGAAACGCCTGACATCTTCGAGTTACGACGCCTCAAACTTCAGGAGTTGGTAACTCGCTTTAAGACCCAAAGAGAGTTTGCTGAAAAGGCAGGACTTGATCCGACTGTTGTTTCTCGGATGCTTTACCCTGTTGGTAAACCTAATAAGCGGAATATTGGGGAGCAGGCTGCTAGGCAGATTGAGGATGCTTTGAAAATCAGCCGGGGATGGATGGATGGTCTTGGTCCAACTTCAAAAATGGATGTTGATGTACCCACTCACAAAGTCGACAATTATCGTGTAGAAGTTCTCGACCTTACTGTGAGTGCTGGTCCTGGATGTTTTATGCTCTCTGAATTTGTTGAGGTTCTACACGCCATTGAATTCACCACCGAGCACGCTCGTTCACTTTTCGGAAATCGTTCTCAGGAAGATGTAAAAGTGATGACTGTCGATGGCGACAGCATGTGCCCAACTATACAGTCTGGAGACAGGTTGTTTTTTGATGTTTCGGTAAGAAACTTCAAGGTAGATGGTGTTTATGCGTTCGTATTCGGACAGCACTTCCATGTGAAGCGCTTACAGATGCAGGGTTTGCAGCTTGCAGTTTTATCAGATAACCCGGTGTACAAAGACTGGTACGTAACTGAAGAAAACCAAGATCAATTGTACATAATGGGGAAAGCATTACTACATGAATCAATAGCTTACAATAAACTGTAATTTTAGATGTCGGAAGTTGAAACAGACTGAGCAATTTCTAAAAAACAAAATTTAACCCGGCCCCAGCGCCGGGTTTTTATTGTCCTTTTCTCACCATAGCAGCGGCATCCCGTAAAACACCTTTGTGGATCACATTACCCACAGCGCGACGCTTAGCCTCTAGGCTATCTACAATCGCATCTCGACTTATCACCACACCGTTGATTATCAACTCGACAACTGCACCGCCAATTTCGCCAGCGATGAATGCCGCACGGTCTTCTTCCAGCTCATCACGTTCCATATCAGGCCCTCTCTGTTGCTTTTCTGAACATATCACGCATCTCCGAAATAAATAAATTCCAATTAAAAGCAATCAATTGCCATGTAAGTAAATAAAAATATACCTTTAGGTATTTACACAAAAATTACTCACGGGTATATTCAAATCATCATCAGCGAACAAACCGAAACCAATCACCATTGCAAACGGAGTTAGCTGAAGCAATACCGCTCTTTAACAATCAGCAAAGTCGGAACAGCACATGAAACCTGTTTAGACCCCTGCGCTTTATGCGACGTATCACCGGGTGCGATCCGGTCGGTGTGAGGGTTAGCCACGAATTTTCGTGCGTGAATGGGGAACACTGGCAGGGGAAGTGTGCAAGCGCAAAATGATTTATTCCAGCCCCTTCTGTATGAGGGGGCTGGGCTGAATCCACGAGCTATAAATAACGATTGCCCGGAGACCATCATGCAAAAGAATGAACCAATGATTGTGGCTGAAGACTACAGCACCAAAGAGATTTATGACTGGATGAAAAAGAAAATTACGGCTTCCAGAATGCTGGATGCAGCGCTCGCTGAACGTGAGTTACTCAAACAAGCGCTGGCCGATGTTAATCTACGAATAGATGAACTTACCAGTTCCTCGGCGCTGAAACTTCTAAGTAAAATTCAGGGTCCCACTCATCTTCAAGAACCTCATCAAAACAATCTTTAGCTCTGTGCGCACTGAACATCTGAATAACCTTCTGAGCTGGTTCAGGTAGTGATTCTAAAGCCAACTCTTCCTGGAGAAGAAAAAGAGAGTCCTGAAGGCTTAAAGACCTAATTTCGGAAAGTGGCCATTTATATTTTCTTAGCAACATATGGTGAAGTGCTGATTTTCCCTTTAGCGGATTGGTTAAATGTCCATACTTTTTACGATGTTCTTCGAGAATAACTTCAAGGCTGAATATAAGCACGGTTCTGTTTTGGACTTTGTAATACTCAGGCTTGATAACTCCTTGCATTGCTACGTCATGTAATTCAGCAATTTTTGTCTGAAGCAAATGGAAATAATCATCATTAATCACTGACATTTAATTTACCTTCTTGGCTATGTGAGAGCAACCAAGATACCACCGAGCCTGAAGTGGTGAAAAGACAGGCGTCTAATTAGCTAAAAATAGTTCCCTTTGGGGTGTGGTGAATTGCAGTCCACCGAGACAAGCCGAAGATCAGCACCGGCCACCGCACCACCAAAGTGAGCTAATCACTAATTTCTAATAGTTGCTGTGCCTTGGCGGTTATCTGGTCTTCAACCAACTCACAGGAGGATGAAGATAATGTTCTGACAGATAACCGCCCTTTTTATTCAATGTGTCCGCTTCCGGTGTTGGCTGGGACTCCCTACCCAGCGCGGGTTCAACTCCTGCCGGATACCTAATCAAATGGTGACTTATATGACCTTCCGTAACGTTAATTTTTACTACGGCGACCTGATGCGCGTCACTCGTGGTGTGCAGGCTGTTCGTAATCCAAAAACAATCGCTAATTTCTGGCGGCGTAGCTGGTTATGCCGGTTACTCACTCAGAAAGGCGATCCTCGTTTATAACTGGAGATAACTATGTCAGAAACAAAGAACACCACACCATTCAGCCAGCAACTGGCTTATATCAATAAAGGCACACTGGATGCTGAACTGACCGAAGCGCTGGCCGAAGTGATTAAAGCAGTCCGTGAAACTGGCAAGAAAGGTGCGGTTACGCTGACGCTCAATTGCGCCATGCTGAATACCCGTGACGAAAACACCATGAAAGTCACGCCAAAAGTAACCCGAACCATCCCTGAACTGGACCGCGCCGATACCATCATGTTTGCAACTGCCGATGGCGATCTACTGCGTGACGATCCTGCGCAGACACAGCTTGATTTAAAGGTTATCGAACCTGCACCACAAACAGCACCTATCAAGCTGGCCCAGTAATACCCATCAAACAAACCATTCCAATCTGATAAGGAAATATTCAATGTCCCAAATTGAAGGCTCTGCCGTGCTCGACATCCGTGATCTTGTATCTGCAACTCTGAAGACTGAGACGGACATTCCGTCAGTTGTTGTACCCGATGGCTTTGAAGTCAAATCCCTCGAAAGTCTGCAACTGGCTCCGTCGCGCATTCGTCAGAGCGCTAACCTGATTTCTCCGGGTTCGCTGATCGCTTACATCCAGCGATTCCGTGATGAACGTACTGTAGTTTTCGCGGATAAAACTAAAACGCGCATTGTCGCCGTGCTGGATTTCCACCAGAACGCTGATAATCCGAGCTGGGCTGCACATAAAGCTGTTTATGACTGCCCGTTCTCCGACAAATGGAAATCATGGACTGCCAACGATGGCAGCAAAATGGACCAGATCAACTTCGCTGAATTCCTGGAAAACAATATTCAGAATGTTGCGCCGGTTAGTGATTCATACCAGGGACCGTCTGGTACTGAACTGCTCGAAATGGTTCTGGCGTTCCAGGAGACTCGCAAATCTGAGTTTAAGTCTGTTAAACGCCTTTCTGATGGTACCTGCCAGTTCCAGTTCAGCGATGAAAAATCAGGTTCTGGTAATACCAAGATGCCGGAAAAAATCAGCCTGGCAATTTCGCCATTCCACAACGGCTCTCCTTACCAGGTCGATGCACGTATCCGCTACCGCCTGTGTGATGGTCAGTTAGTCCTCTGGTATGAGCTGATCGAACCGAAGAAAGTTGTTGAGCACGCATTCCAGGAGATCGTCACCGATATGGAAAGCCAGCTTGGCGAAGACCTGCCTATCTACGAAGGCTCTGTTTAATCCCACCGTGTGTTGTTTTATGCGCCTGTCCTGCGGGCGCATAGCAAAGCACTCTCCCACTACATGAAGGAGTAACCATGCCCAGTTTAGGCCAGCTCTATAATGATAAAGACGCCGGGTTAACTACCCGCAAAACCTACAATGTTCCGCTGGATAAAATTTACGCCGAAGAAGGCTACAACGTTCGTGAACTCAATCGTGCGCATGTTGAAGAATTCCGCGATGCGTTTATTGCCGGTGAATACATCCCGCCGCTGGCCGTGGAAGTTACCGAGCGTGGCGTGAAGGTTATCGACGGCCATCACCGCTATCACGGTGCGCTGGCTGCTATCGAAATGGGCCACGACATTGTGCGCCTGGAATGCAAAGATTTCGTCGGTAGTGAAGCCGACAAGATCGCCTTCATGGTAACCAGCTCGCAAGGATTGGCGCTTACTCCTCTTGAACGTGGCGCTGCATATCATCGCCTTCAGAATCAGGGCTGGAGTCCTTCAGAAATAGCGGCAAAAGTTAAACGTTCTGAGTCCGATATTCTGCAACACCTTCAACTTCACGAATGCACCCCGTATATCAAAAAGCTCGTGCGTGATGGTTCCATGAATTATGCCATCGCGATCGGCATCTCCCGCGAGCATGGCGTGTACGCAGACCGTGAAGCTTCTCGCCTGATGAAGAAAGCTGAAGCCGCAGGTAAGAAAAAAATCACTAAAAGCATTGCCAGTCCTCAGTTTAATGCAGGAAAAGCCAGGAAGTTCCTGGAGCTTATTTCTTCATGTGCAAAGGACTCTGGCGAAGCGCTGACCATTGAAGTGCCACCAGCAATGCAGGCTGAAATAACCTCAATTCTTCGCGAATTTCGTCACGAGGCTGATGGGGTGACCTCATGAAAAAAATTCCTGAACTGGTGATGTGGACCCTGCTCTTTTCTTCTCTGTCCGGAATCGGTTTAACCGCAGGGTTCTATTGCTTCATCGCCACGGCACGACTGATAGCGAGGGTTATTTCATGAATATCGAATACCAAGATAAAGGTGCGGCGGCAAACATCATCATCACCAGCACAGTTTTTGAATTTCGTCGTCATGTTCGCGTCGTTGATACGGTTCTGATGTGTACGCCGGGTGTTATTGCCGAGCGTTGCGGCTTCTTCCTGATGAAGACTGTGATCTCAGGTCGCTCTAAAGAAATGCTTCGAGCCAATAAGACGGCGAGACGGGAGGCGGCGCGATGACGGTTTTTGAATACATCCAGGCTAATCCAAACACCACCAGCGGTGACATCGCCAGAGGGCTGAACAAGAAGACGCCCGCTGTGGCAGGCGCAATATCCCAGCTTTATACGACTGGTCGCGTTGTGAAATCAGGGATGTGTAACGGTGTCCCTACTTACCGCGTTAACGATCTCCCTTATGGGTGTGGTAACGCACTGCTAATTCAATTTAATCAACTACTGATGGAGTGTCGCCGTGAAGCAGTCTGATTTACCAAGATGCCCAACGTGCGGAAATATGCCCGAATACTCGCTGAAACCCAATCATCTTGGCTGGGTTTGGGGTGGTATCAGATGCCCGTATGACCATTACAGCGTGAAGCTTAACGGACCGGCCAGTAGCCGGGAAAAGGCAGAAGAAACTCTGGCTCCGCAGTGGATTGCGTTGGTAGAAAAAGCAAGATAAGAGGTTTTATGATGAGCAAATCAAGCATGGAATATTACTTCGAATTCCCAGCCTCTCGCGGGTTACAAGGGAATACGCTTATTCTTCTGATGAACGTTCCAGGGCGAACCTTGTCCCGTGTACTGGCATCCGATAATTACGGACACACCCTCGAACGCTCTCAGCGCGAAATAAACAAATCACGCGTCAAAAAGTTTTACGATTATCTGGTTACAGCAGCAGAAAATAAAGAGCCATTCATCATCCCACCGCTGGTTGGTAATTGTGCTTCACATGTTGAGTTCGAAGAATTCGGCAATACAAACGTCGGTGTTGTTCGATTCCCTATGGACGCCGAAATTAAACTTTTTGACGGCCAGCACCGCGCGGCAGGTATATCTCAGTTCTGTAGAGATAATGATACCCCCCTGCATGTGCCGTTGATGATGACTCTGCAACTTCCACTGAAGACACGTCAGCAATTCTTCTCTGATATCAATAACAACGTATCCAAGCCATCAGCAGCAATAAATATGGCCTATAACGGAAGGGATCAAATTGCCCAGACGATGGTGTCATTTCTCTCCACTCACGCAGTGTTCTCCGAGATCACCGACTTTGAACACAGCGTAGTTCCGGCAAAAAGTGACCTCTGGATTAGTTTTAAGGCCATTGGCGATGCAACTGCAAAATTCGCGGGTAACGGGGATGATGCTCTTGCGACTGGAGATATATACGATATTTGGGAAGCGTGGCTGAAGCTAACAGCTATTGAAGGTATCCGACACGGTGTATCACCCGCTGAATACAAGCGAGATTACATCCAATTCCACGCGGTGATGATCAATGCTTTCGGTTACGCAACACAGGAACTGCTCAGACATCGCCCAGCGCACATCATCGTGCAGATGATCGAAGAACTGGTGACAAAAGCCACAATGACCGAGCTGGAAGACTTCTTCCTTATATCTTCATGGGATGGTGTTTGTGCTGATGCCAGCAAAGAAAGAGCCACGGTAATTGCCAGCGTTCCGGCACAGAAAGCTGCAGCACAAAGGCTTGCTATGGCCATTACAACAGGGACATTCGCAGTGAGGTCAGCGCAATGAAAATTCGCCAATTTGATACATCAAATCGTTTTCTGGTTGATACAGCCTTTCACCGTATGGAAATAATCCGGGATGACGGACTCTATCGCCACTTGCGCATGAAGCAGCCAGGCACATCCTGTTATTACTTCGACATTATTACCTGGCCTGGTTATCTGACTGTTACCGGCGATATGGGAACGTGGACGTTTTCCCGCATCGCCGACATGTTCAACTTTTTTGGTCCATGGGACAGTGAGATCAATACTGGCTATTGGTCTGAGAAGTTAGAGGCTGGGGCGGGTTGTTCGGCGCGGGAACTGCTGGCGAAAGATTTCGATGAAGATGAATTTTGCGAGAGTCTGAAAGAGTATTTCAGTGAATACCTCGAAGTTAGCGAAACCCATGATTCAGACGTCGATGACGATTGTAATGATGATGGTATATCAGACAGAGATAAAAGGGACATACGCGAGATTGTCAGCGATCTGTGCTCCGCTAATTTCAGCAATGAACATGACGCGTATCAGGCCGTTTATGATGCTGATTGGCCTGAAGGATTTAGCGCTTGGGATATCTGCGATGGTCTGACCTTCAAGACGTACACGAGCCATTTCCGCTGGATATTGTTCGCTATCACATGGGCTATTTCTAAATATCACAATACCAAACTGGTCGATAAAGCGATGGTTACTTATTTAGCCGTGAAAGGAGTTGCCGCATGAAAGAGCTGAGATTTTATGGTGCCAGCGATGACCTTTTCGAATGCGAGGGTGCAATTCGCGAGGAAATTGACTGCTTTAACAAACCGGGCATATATCACCTGAAATCTGCCGATGGTGAAATGCAGGTAGTCGGTTATTACCTCGACTCTGGATTGTGGAGCGTAGGTATCAGCCAAACTGCCGAAGACGTGCCGCTGCCAACATGGCCTGCCTCGTACAGTGTTCATGAGCGTGGATACAGCACGCTGCTGACGATTTTAGTACCTGATGATATTGCGCTGGTAATGCCAGATGATGATGAGGACTAACCCATGACAACTAACCACCCGGCGAACGGTCCTGTATCACTCGATCGCCTGCACCAGATACGCGAAATACTCAGCAAAGCAGCAGCACAAAGTGACGGCGGTAATCTCGGCTACGCAATGGCTGATGCTGTGAAGGTGATTGATGGAGTTCTAGAGTCGATAGCCCGTGAACAAGTACGCCGTGAACATGCAGCATGGTCACAGGCTACTTTCGGCGATGTCGGTCCAGTTGGTCCGTTGAAGCACCTTTCTAAAGAAGCGCTCGAGGCTGCTGCTGAACCAGACGACCTTAGCGAATGGGCTGACATGCAATTCCTGTTATGGGATGCGCAACGTAGTGCCGGTATCAGTGACGAACAGATTACCCTGGCGATGGTAGAAAAGTTGGCGGTTAACAAACTGCGTCAGTGGCCTGAGCCGAAAGACGGAGAACCTCGTCAACACATAAAAACATCTCACCAGCGTGTGTTAGAGCGAAAAAAGTAGATCGTTGCGATACCTGTTATGAAGGTGCTCGCGGCGGATGTAAAACATGTATTTTTAACGGTAATTTTTGATGAGGTACTCATGACTACTACCGATTTTATGGAAGAGCAGGAAGTATTTAACCTGCTTGGTAAAAAGAAAACCGCTGTATGGCGTTTACGTAAAGACCATGGTTTCCCTATGCCTGTTTTGACATATCCAACGCGTTACAGTCGAAAGGCTGTTACACGTTGGATTGAAGAAGGTGGAGTAAATCGGTGTGTATGATAAAAATCAGGGCATCTAATTATTCCTGCATCTGTTTTTCAGATAAAATGGCCAGTACACAGCTGGCCGCTTTTATATTATCCTTTGTGTTTCTTACTAAATTCTCATACAGTTTCACATGCTCACCAAGACATTCACCACCGTGAATTTTATTCAAATGCAAATACTGCATATAATTAGCCTGATATCTAACAAGTCTATTCCTCCCCATTTGCAACTCACGAGAAGCAAGGTCGATCAACTGGCTTGGTGGTATATTGAGTTTTAAAAAGCCAATAGCATCGTATCGCCATGAGTTTTTTTCAACCTCATACTTCCACATATCTAAATAGCCAGAATCCTTAAACACCTTAGATATACTTTCATCATAATTCGGAAATAAAATAACGTACTCAATTACCTGCTCTAGGGTTTGGATATCTTTCCCCGTTATACACCTGACGCTTTGCAATATAGAATTAGTTATTTCCGTTTGCCTTTGAATCGGATTTCTTTCGTTTGCGAACTTAATCTCTTGTTTCGTTGCCATTCTAGCAACAATTGTAGTGTAGGATACTTTCTCAGATTCAATTATATCTTGCGGGGTACAATAATTAATATTTTTAACGAGAGAAACATCAGCGTAATCATATGACTGGACTACAAGTCTTGAACAATACTGCCGATTTTCTTTTGCTTTTTTGGGTATTTTTAACTTTGCATTAACTGCTTCTTTTACAGAGTAACTTGTTCCAATTTTAGATCTAGCAAAATCACAAGCCTTTTCCTTTTCACTTCGGTTACAATTCACCCTTACAATAGCCACGTTTTCCTTATACGGAAACAAAAGACGTTGTAAATTACCAGAGTGTACCCCATTCGCATCCGAGTGAATGTAACTATGATCACCAACGTACAGCATTGCATGTGAAAATTCACTTTGCGTAGCAAACCTAACCGTCTTGCTCACTGCGGTGTTTTCTGAAGTTAATATTATATCACCTATTTCAAGTTCATCGCCTGGCATTAAGTACATATTCGCACTCCATTATTTAAATATATAACCAGATTGAACAAGTAAAAAAATCAATCAGCCAAGTGTTTAACATGCCACATAAGCTTCTCGGCATAAAGCTCATATGCTTCTTTCTGCTCCACCAGCCAATCGTGTTTGTTATAAACTGCCATAACTCCCCCAAGTTCATGCCCCAGCATCTTTTCGGTAACATGGGGCATAACCCCCTCCCCTGACAAATTCGTTACCAGAGAGCGCCTGAAGTCGTGCGTTCGCCACTCCGGAATATCAATCTTATCCCTCAACTTTTTCATGTAGAGATTTGCTGACGAACGATCTATAGGTTTGTCCAATTCTTGGCCTGGGAACAGTACATCATTTCCTGCATTTAGTAGCCTATCAACATAAGGCTTTGCCTGGTCAAACACGGGCCGACGAATCACGTTTCCCATCTTGGAATGTTCTGCTGGCGTTGTCCAAATCAAATCATCCATATTGAACTCGCTGGCGGTAGCCAGGCGAAGTTCTGACAACCTTGCCCCCCAAAGCAACAGAAGCTGATGAAGTACCTTGTTAGAGGAAACGATTTTGTTGTTTTCCAGCGCTAACCATATTTTTGCCAACTCGGTATAGGTGAGAACCCGGCTACCAACATCAGGTTTCTTTCCTATGTTCTTAACGCTGAGCTTCAATACTTCGCATGAAGCGATCAACTGTCGGCTTATACACCAGTTCATTACGGAACGGAGCTGGAGAAGCAGCACTCTGGCCTTTTTCCCGTTTTCCTTTTCCTGCTTGTCGAAGAACCTTACCCAGGCTGAAACAGGAATATTTACTACCGGTGCATCTGGAAATTCTGTGTACATGGTGTTGTACACAACAGACTTGTACAACGTTTGTGTATTTGGTTTCAGAGTTTCAACATACTTGCTCCACCACTGATCCAGACACTCTTTTAGTGTTAGCTCACCATCTTCTTTAGCAAAATAATTTTTAGGGTTTAGTCCCTTGAGGTACAATTCGCGCATCTCACCCACGATGACACGAGCATCTTTCAGAGACATTGCCGGATAGCGTCCTACAGTAAGGCGCACTGGCTTACCGTTCCAACGGTAGCGGTGTTGAAACGTAATCGTACCTGTCGGGGTTATGCGTACACTCAGACCGTCACCATCTGTGACTTCGGGTGCGCCGCTGTAGGGCTTAGCATTGATGCTGCGAAGTTTGGTATCACTAAGGGCCACGGCTCTGTATCCTGTACACACTGAATTTCAGCATTCTGTACTCAATCTGTACGCAATGGCAAGTGAACGAAGTGATTTTCTAAACGGAAAGATAAGAAAGGATAGGAAATAAAAGGAATGAAATGCTTGATGATACGGGGAATGATAGGATAACATGCGACCCAAGCTGAACGCTTGAAAATCAGTTAGATATACGTCCCCTTAGTTAAATGGATATAACGAGCCCCTCCTAAGGGCTAGTTGCAGGTTCGATTCCTGCAGGGGACACCATTTCTTCGTTACCCGCCATTTCCTCTCATTACCAAAATCCCTGATATCACTGTCACACAAACATTTCGACGTTACCGCACATTACTCAACATGAATTGACTACGCCAAACTTTTGCGGGCATATTGTGGGCATACTGAAAAATGGTCATGGATTTATGCCCACATGCTTACGGTAAAGCAAATCGACGCAGCAAAGCCTGCGGAAAAATCATATCGCCTGGCAGATGCCGGAGGGTTATTCCTGTTCGTTCCCCCGTCAGGGAAAAAGGTGTGGCGTATGCGGTACCGATTCGAAGGGAAGGAAAAGACACTCGTTATCGGACCATACCCTCAAATATCTCTCACAGAGGCCAGGTCAAAACAGTCAGAAGCAAAAATGAAGTTGCTGGCAGGTGTTGACCCGGCAGAACAAAAGCAGGCCATTAAGAAGAAAGAGAAAGAAGCTGTAGCCGATTCGTTCGGTGACATTTTCCGAGAATGGCATGCTCACAAATCAAAGGTGTGGTCGAAAGGATATGCTGACGAGATGATGAGTATGTTCACGGATGACATACTTCCGATCATCGGCCATTTACGCATGGAGGAAGTCGAGCCAATGATTCTGTTGAAGGTCATCAGGCTGTTCGAGGACAGGGGCGCAATGGAACGCGCTGATAAAGCGAGGCGCAGATGCGGTGAGGTATTCAGTTACGCGATCGTAACTGGACGAGCAAAATACAATCCATCGCCAGACCTTGCAGGGGCCATGAAAGGATATCGCAAGAACAACTACCCTTTCCTTCCCATGCATCGCATACATGAATTCCAGCGGGATCTTAATGCGTACGGTGGCTGGGTAGTAATGAAGATTGCCGCGCAGGTATTGCACTATACAGCTATGAGAACCGTCGAGATGAGATCGCTGGTATGGTCAGGAATAGATTATGAGAACAGGATTATCAGCATCGACCCGTCGGTAATGAAAGGCAGGAAGCTTCACATCGTCCCTATGTCAGATCAGGTCGTTGAGCTATTTAAAGTATTGCAGCATATAACCGGTCAGTATTCGCTTTGCTTCCCCGGCAGAAACGACAGGAGGAAACCAATCAGCGAGAACGCTGTTCTTGGCGTAATACGCAGTATTGGCTACGAAGGACAGACAAGCGGTCACGGTTTCAGGCACCAGTTTAGTACTGTGCTGAACGAGAAGCACTGGAATAGTGATGCAATAGAAATGCAACTGGCCCACGTCAGCGGTGGTACCAGATCTGTTTATAACCATGCCGCCTATCTCGACACGCGCCGCGAGATGATGCAGTGGTGGGCCGATTGGCTGGATGAGAAGGTATCATAGGAAAGCAGCACAAAGCCTTGCAAACCGATGCAAAGCTTTGTGTGTACCAAATATGTCTCACATATCATGTAAATCTAAACTGCCAGTATGTAGGTAGGCATGGTAAGATATGACATATACCAAAATAATTACTGAGCTTTATCATAAAAATAGTGTATTAATGGGAATAGGATGAACACTTTTTTAACTAGCAACTTATTTATTGTATTTGCAATCATAATATCAATGCTTTCATGCGTTGTTTTATCAAAAGCAAATTTCTTTAATCATATAAACTTTGATGCAAATCGCCTTTTTAACATTGATGGCATCAGGGGTATAGCAGCGACAATGGTCGTAATGAATCATGTTGTTTTTATATTAATGAATACTGGAATAGTAAAGGACTCTTACTTTAGCCAGATTGACTATCATGTATTTTCTCGTTCTGGTGAAGTTGGAGTTCAAATTTTCTTCTGCATTACAGCTTTCCTTTTTACAGATCGTATAATAAAAACAGAAAACAAAATAGAATGGAAATATTTCTTTTATTCAAGAATAAAGCGACTGGCTCCTCTATATATTTTTATGATAACAATATCTTTACTGATAGCTATATTAATCTCTAAAGAGAAGCCAATCATATCAATTGGAAGTATTTACAGCATGGTTTCAATGTATAGTTTCGGATTCTTAGGTGGTGATGTTCACGTGCTAGGAGTAAGGATGGAACCGCTGACCGCTGTGATATGGACTCTTCCGTATGAATGGAAATTTTACGCAATACTGCCAATTGCTGCAGCAGTAATATCATCAAGAAAAACATTAATCCCATCATCTATTTTTGTTTTAATAATTGCGTTTATAGATTCATACATTAACGCAGCGCTATGGATTTATTTCATAAGCGGTGCCTTAGTAGCGATGTTTTATAATAAATTTACACCTGTGAAAGGTGTGATTTTTGGCGCTCTATCATCAGTAGTATCAATGGCAATGTTAGTGATTTTAATAAACACAGACATGGCACCATACGGGCAATTACGATTCATTATAATAACTGCATTATTTTCTTTAATAGTAATGATTCCGCCTAGCATACTTAAAATAAAATCATTGGTGTACTTGGGTGAAATTAGCTACAGCTTATACCTGATGCACTTGCCAATAATGTTTGTTTCATTTAAATCATTAAATTCAGTTTACAATTTATATAACATTGGATTTTATCACTTTGCAATAATATCATGCTTCATTATTGCGCTTTCGTCAATTATTTCATGTTTAACATTCAAGTATATTGAGTATACTTTCATAAAGAAAAAAGTAAAATACTCATAATTAATAGCGCCAGATATTCTGGCGCTTTCCATAAGCTATAACGCCTTGTAATCGGCTCCTCCGCTTATTGTTGGAGGATCTAATCTTGTTATTACGGTTCTAACATATGTGTTTGCCCCTGCAATAAACCCAGCAGATAAGTTAGATAACGAACTATCAGCCAAAATATTCCCTGCATTAAAAACAACTGAGAGGAACTTGCCTACAGTATTCTCAATCCTGAAAACCTGAGTTGCTACAAGCGGATTTTTTTGTTCAATGCACCCCATAAATGAGTTTATAGTTATAGAAGCATCAAAATCCATGTAATTCGCTGTCCTTATCAATATTTGACTCCCCCTAACACCTTCAGCACCGCATGAGTTCATTGTTATTCCAAAGGGGTTATAGAATGCATAAGCGGCAGCTAATGTTTCTGAAGTTCCAGTCATTGGAAAAATACTATCAGCGGTGCAACATGTCATCGTGGTATACTGATGACTATCAATGATAAATCCAAATTGATAGTTAGCAACCTGGACCATATTCATTACGTTACTGGTTCCTGACAATGCGTATCCAGTAGCGCTTTTGTACTTGCTTATCTGGAAACCACAATACTGACCTATGCCAAGACCAAGAAACTGTACAGATTCAATTATATTTGACCAGACATTTTCACCCCAAAAACCAAAGTTGCCACATTCAAATCGCAGATCTCTAACAATAGAAACAGCCATTTTTTGCGCCCAAAACGAATAATCAACCGCGTTGTCCCTGTCAATTATTCCTTTTCTCCTGAATGTGGCACCTGATAATTCTGTAAGAATACAATAACTATCTCCTGCGGTTCCGTCAGGATCATAAACATCTGGTATCGACAGAGCAAATGCATCAAATCCAACACTATCTCCCACAATAAAAGAATCATTTGTTCTCTTGTCAAAGAAAGTTCTGTCTTTTCCTGCTCCGCGTATTCCGCTTCTTGAATATACAGGAATGCCTTTGGAATATTCAATTACACCGTCGGGAGCCTTTAAAGTAACCTTGTTTAATTTCCCGTAATTAGTAGCCAGATCTATGGATGGTTGGTTATCAATATCTAAGTTTGGTCTTACTCCAAACCATGTCAAGCAAGGTTCGCTGCGATTAATCCTTACCCAAACCAGAGTCCCACTTGATGGAACGATGGTAACCCCACCATCATCAACGAGTGATTGCTTCCTGACAGCCTGAAAATGTCCGCCACCATAATGAATATCTTCAATCGATGTGCTTGCAGCCGATACAACATAAACCACGTCACCAACATCCGCCGGCGGAAATGCTCGTAGCTCTGCAAGATTAAGGAAGCGGCCAATAGAGTTAAATCCGTCTTTACCCTGAGTTTTCTCCAATTCGGTTAAAGCATCATCAACCGTTTTATCCCCATGCCCAACCATACCTGACCCATCAGGTTCAGCCAGCTCACCTCTTAAGGTAGAATCACCGACACTCAACCACTTTCCAGCGCCGATCCCGCCAGTTGACTCTGGAGTTGAATTAGCGGGCACAACTTTAGGTCCACCGGAAAATGAACCTGTCCACTTGTAATATTCATTATTTGGTTCGTTAAAAAGCACTTCATTGGGGCTTGAAACTGTTGCTCCGGTTGTGAAAGATACGCCTGTAAGCGTTACATAGCCGAAGGCATTCATCACCTGCTGAGCGAGATAGTTGATTCCTTCAATCGTGTAATGCTTATTACCAAAGCGATCCGTATAGGTCCACCCCATCGATGTCACGAACTCGTCAATTTTACCGGCGTTGAATTTAAGGTCCCGCGGTAATTCACTTGGTACTGGGTCTTGTGTTGGCTGTGTAGACATATTGACTCCATAAAAAACCCGGCACGGTGGCCGGGTTGTGATAGTCTGAAGGGTTCTCATTGGTAGATGGCGTCGCTGTACTCTGCGACGGTCAGAGATACCGTGTTATCTGTGTTGGGTTTGATGCTGTTGACTGTCCATAGCTGGCTGTTCAGCTCCTCCACTGTCGCTATGAGATAGCGCGACGGGAGTTGCACTGTGTCTCCGTTCCATATGTTGAGCTGAATATTTGGAATTGCCGCAGTGAAGCCATATTTTGTGTCGCTGCGGGCAGTTGCTGGATAACGCAGCGTCGGGTTTCCTAGGCTATCGGTGACAAGCACATACATAGAACCAGTGAAGGTGATCGGCTCGCTGGTATCAAAGTCATTACCAGCGCGGCCGGTGATGTACCCCTGCTGCTGGTTGCTGTCGTAGATGTCCGGCATCTGAATAACACTGCCAACCTGTATGATGCCGTCCTCAAAAACTTTGGCATTCATCTTAACCCTCGAGTAAATCAGGCGTTTCGTTTCACGTAACGCTCGCTCTCGCGCCTGGAACTCGTTACGAAATCCGACGATCTCCAGCTTGTTCGGGTTCTCCGCTTCCTGCTCGACGATAGCGCCGTTCAGCACGCGGTAGTTGATGTACGTCTTGTTGTTCGTGGTTGGATGCACGTAGGACACCTGAACGCCGTCGTAACCACCAGGCAGCGTGGCCTCATACGTCATTTTGTACTCATCCGTCTTCATGTTCGCCCGGTTGAATACTGCCGCCGGGTAATCGACTTTCTGATCTCGGGTGAACGTTAGTACGCCGTCATCCCAGTACGCCATGACAGACGCGGCGTTACAGATAGCCTGCACGCGGTCGCCAAGAGAGTCGTTTTCATCATCGAAGGTGTAATCGAAGTATCCGAGTCGCTCATCAGCCAGGCTTTCAGCGATGGAATACAGCCCGTACAGGTCAATGCTGCTTTCTGGCTGGCTGCCCATTACGAGCCAGGTATGTGCAACAGCATCAGCAAAGGAACGCGATGGACGCAATGTATAATCCACAGTCTGTGTCGTCAGGTTGTAACTGATAGTCTGACGAGTAACCAGAGCGTTATATTTTCGGTCACGGCTTCCCAGTGCGTTCTCTGTTGCCCGCACCTTGACGCGAACCAGAGTGTCGGTCGGATGAACTACGTTGCTTCGGATGTTGACAGCGTGTATTTCCTCGATTTTCAGGATGGACGCGTCGTTGGAGTTATTTGTACGTTTGAAATTGATCGCATACTTACCAAACCCTCCAGATGGCGTTATCTTATCTGTGCGATAAAACACCTCGCTGGTAGACTTATGCGGCGTTCCCTGATGATATGTGAAATCCTGATGCGTGCCTGGGATTTGATTATAATCATTATCTATTTTCCAGATCGTAACCATCCAGTCAGTCCAGTTTCCCCCACCCAATGATGATTGGGTATGTATCCACAACTCGGTGGATTCAACCGGAGAGAAGAACGGACCAACAGCAAGCGCCTCGTTATCATTGAGAATAAATTTCGTCGTGTTAATGGTGGCTGTCGATGGAACGGTAGGTGGCCCCTGCAAATCTGTCATTGTGAACGTGTACCACTGAACAGGGTCTATAACGGCACCATCATCACTATGCACCGCAGAAATCAGCGTGCCTGAAAAAAGTACATCTTCAGTAACGCTGCCTGATGTCGTGTTGTAGGTGACGTTAATGGTGAATGTGACGGAGTGTGGTAGTACGAGCCCCATGAAGTAGTCGAACTCAGCCTGCTTGACGATTTTCATCGCTATCTGGCCGCCAGCATATTCACCACTTACCACGGTATTGGCAGTTGCCGATTCTACCGGGAAATTGTCGCTTTCGTTTGGCCCTGGCATCTCCTGCCCGTCGACGTCATCGAACGAATAGCCCTCGTTAATAGTCGGTATTACTTCACCAGGCTGATAAAACTGGTATTCGGCACCGGCCATCGATCCGAGACTCGACTCTGAGTAACGAACAGATTCATAGTCATACTTACCGATACCGATACACATCCACTCAGTGACGTATTTCAGGCCGCCGTCGTTCTCATTCTGCCGCACATATTCAAACATCGATTCCTGAATCAAGTCTGGAAACGATCTGACCTGCCCGTAAATATCAGGCTTGGCCTTGTATACTCGCGCAGTATTAGTTTGCCCTGTCAGGCTGTTATTCGGTGAGTCAACGGTGTTGCCACCGTTATTAGCTATTGCTGGCTTCGGGGCAAGGAATGAAAAAACAGCGCCAACAACTTTGAAGATCGGGCTGAGAATGTCGCTAATGATGCCCTTTGGCTGGTCGAATATCTGGATAGTGTCCAGTTCGCTCAGTTCAAACGCCAGTTCATCATCATCATTTAACCTCACACCGTTGCGGACGATCAGCAGATCACGGTGAAAGGTGCCATCATTGGCCGACAGCCAGTCATGAAAAAGGGTGCCGTTTGGCACCCTGCAACGCAGCTTAGGCGTTCCTGGAAAATTCGATATCTCAACCAGCGCCATATTCGAAAAACTCCACTTTAGTGAATGCCCGCTGAATAACCAGCAATGAGTCCATGCGCACGCTGCCGTTCTCGCCCCTCGAGTGCAGCGCCTGCCGGTTAAGCACCAGACCCACGTGCGCTGGTTGCGCGCCGCGGTACCCGACAAATATCCCGCCTTCGACAGGTTTATCGGCCTGGCTCCAGAAAACTACGTCGCCATGATAGCAGGTGAAGAAGTCCTCACCGGCTTCGTAGTCCGGCGTCTGGTGCAGCTCAATGCCGAGAACGTGACGGTAATACAGCACTACCAAACCCCAGCAATCCACCCTATCGAACGAGCAAGCCCGGTTAGCCCACGGCACGCCGATCACCTTGCTGATGAAATCAGAGGTACTGCAGCCCGGTGTATTCTTGCGGATCATAAAGTCGGCCTATGTTGTTGTTCAGCGGGTTAGTGACAGAAAGCGTCACAGAAGCGGCATCTGCGTCAATATCTACCGTCTTGACGTACAACTCCCAGTACTTTATCGGTACCGACATATCACCGCTGTCGAAGATTTGCCGTGTGGCCGTGATTGCCGTCAGTCGCGCCGCACCCTTCCACTGCTTCATCAGCGTTTTGATATCAGACGATAGTCGCCCTAACTTCACAGTAGCGTCGATCACCGGCGTGCCGCTCTGCTGGCTCTCTTCAATTTCAAAGCGCGCTGGTGTGTACGTCTGTCCGCCAAGCGTCTTCGGGAAGAACTGCTTGTCGACCATGCGAACGTAGCCAAAGGATGGATGGTAGAAAGTAATGGTGTCGTACAGTCCGCGCGTCGGTCGCTGCTGCTTATAAGCTCTGAATGTAGGCATTACGGAACTCTCGGAAGTGATTCTGGGTCGCGATCGTCCGGGTAACCCGTAACCACGATGTCCAGCCACGAATCCCACGGCGGCGGAAGTTCAACAATGATGTCGTCGAACTCGTCGTCGGCGTTGTAGAGGTGGTTCGCAATAACGGTCCCGGTCCATGTAACAACGCCGTTTGTGATGTTTGTCTGAACAGGCATCTGCGTGAAGTGGAGTTCCTGCAACTGTACCCCACTGCCGCCGAGATTCACCTTCATACGGAACCAATTTAGCCCACGGTTTAAGTAGTTAGGGCTGCGCAGCCACTGCTGGAATGCGCGCTCCTCTGCAGACGTGAAGATCCACGTAAGTGACCAAGTCACTTTCAGGTCATCGGTCTGGTTCTGAAAGATAGCTGGGCCGACCGCTGGCTGATCTGTCTGGAACCCGGTATCGATCGTCATATTTTTGCTGGCTTTCTGCGCCAGCGGCAGCCAGTCGGGATAGTCGATAATTGGCATCAGCCCTGCCCCCTTGGCGTGCGTTTAACGTTCATATTGCTGGTTATGGCGTTACTAATTGGTCCGCCGTTGTTCAGGTCAGCGACGATTACATCCACTGTAACTCCGCCATTGCCGTCAGAACTGGCCTGCGCATCTACTGATGAGCCGTTATAGTTCTGAATATTTAAGACAACGTTGATTCCTCCTCCGCCTTGCATATCCTTGTTGCTGATCACCCTGCCGTTGTCACCCGGTATCATGTACTGCTTACCGGTGCTAGCTTGATAAATCTCCGGCATGCCGCCTTCGCCGACCTGATACATCCCCCCAGCACTAACCGGGCCGCCATTCTTGCGTTTGCCAAGCAGGTTCGCGCCAATAACGCCAGCCACCGCTCCGAGTCCGATCGCCGCCGCCGTACCCATTGAGGCAATGGAGGAAAGGATTGCCGCCGGAGTCCACGCTGCTGCAGTCGTTGCCGCAGCAGCTGTACTGGTCGCAGTTTGTGTGGCTACTGCTGCCGTCTGCACTGCCGTCACCGTGCCGATAGCAGCCGTTTGCGCCGCCTGACCCATGATGGCTGACTTAACCCACTCGATACCCATCTGGACGAACGAGTTAATGACGCTATTCAGGACCGTCATACCAATACTGCGCATTGCATCGCTGGCTGACATGCTGCCGGTGATGATTCCTGTCAGCGCGTTACTGGCAACCGAACCGAGTGAATCGAAAGCCGCAGCCGCTGCCTGGGTGGCCGCGTTCTGCTGAGCCCATTCTTCCCACATCGCCGCGTTACGCTGATCCCGGTATTGCTGTTCGATAGCAGCGCGCGCAGCCTCAGCCTCTCCGATCTTCTGCGGGTAGAGTTGGGCATATTGTTGGATATCAGCGATATCTTTCTGGTACTGGCTATCAAGTCCGGCAGTTTTGCTGGTTTTACCCTGGATAGTGCCGAACTTATTGGCAGCGTCAGTACGTTCCTTTTCTGCCTTGGCCTGGGCTCGTAATGCGTTGGCGTTATCCCAGGCTTTAGCCGCATATTGCCCGGCCAGAATGACCTGTTCCTGTGTCGCATCATTACCGAGAGACTGCTGTGCATTAAGCACGGCCTGCACTCGCGATAATTCACCAACGCTGCCAGCTGACAGCTCGGCTTTCTGCCTCAACTCGTCCAGTTTTTGGTTAACAGACTCTTGAGCTTTTGCGTATTGCTCAGCCTCTTTCTGCGCTGCAGACTTTCCGCCTTTCGATTTGCTGCCAGTAGCGGATCCGGTAGTTTTAATCTCTATCGGCTTCGTATTCGCCGCTGTCTGTGATGCCTTGGAAACAGCAGACAGATCGCCAACCAGCATGGCGGCTTTATTGCTTAGCCCTGCCAGCGCTTTGTTTTGCGCCTCCCAGCCATCAAGCCCAAGCCATGACCAGGTACGCGCCCGGCGCGTGAACATTTCTGCCGTACTGTTCAGATCCGATATCTGAGCATCTGCCGACGCCGCTTTACCCACCAGCCTGTCGAGCGCAGCAGTCATAGAGTCGATTATTGCCACCAGACCACTACTGGCACCAGTCGCCTGGTTAACAGAGTCGATCATTGACAGGAATGAGTTGGTGAGCGCGGTGTTGGCCTGTGACAATGTGCGGGGTAGTTTCTCAAACTCAGCATTCACTGAACCGGTTTGCTTCTGAATAGCGTTGAGTGCATCTTCTGCCGTCAGTTTCCCGTCCAGCATCAGTTGACGAAGTTCTCCGATGCTTACACCCATCCCGGCGGCAATCTGGCGAGCCAGTTCAGGCATTTGCTCAAGGATGGAGTTGAACTCCTCCGCCCGGACAGTGCCGGATGAAATTGACTGGCCGAACTGACGAAGAGCATTCGCCATTTCTTCTGAAGAGGATCCGCCAATTCGACCTATTTTCTGAAGTGTCTCGGTAAGCTGAATAATCTGACCGTTCGTCGCTCCGGTATCGCGCAACGCCGTGCTGAGGGTCTCCCACAGTTTCTCGGTATCCTGTAACGAACCTCCTGTTGCCGAACTGATGCGCATAAGGTTCTGCATCGTCTGCGAGGCTGTAGCAGCACTGCCGGTCAGTCTCTCAATGCGCGCGTTGAGCTGGCTCATGTTATCAGCAGCAACGAGGAATGCCTTTCCCCAGTCGACGACTATCGATGCAGCTATGGCCCCAGCAACTTTGTTTATGCTGGTCTGGAGCTGGTCAAACTTACTGGCTGCTTTTGACGCTCCGCCACTCATCTTCTCAAGGCGCTCATTTACTTTTCGCTGGGCCTCAATCAGATTCGCAACATCCATCTGTACCTGATAGACGATATTGCCTACTTGTTCCTCACCAGCCATTGATATTTCTCCTGTGGATTATCCAACGCAATAGCCGGGAGTTATTTCTTCGCTGCGGCTCTTCTTGCCGCCTGCTTAGCCAGAAAATCATCAGCAACTGCGCTGTATTCTTCTTTGGTCAGGCCTTTCTGGTCTGGATATTTCTCTGACAGCAACGCCTGAAATTCAGTCATTGTCAGGCAACGGGCTTCATCCAGGCTTATGCTGAAGTGGATCCTTGCTGCGTTGATGTATTCAATGGCATTAAATTCCTTAGTGCCGCCTGACGATTCATGACGCTGGAGTTTTCGTATTTTCGCTTTCCCTGTTACTCCATGCTGTAAAAGATGCTGAGCAAAGATGACAATATCTGACTGAGGCATGAGACCTGGCGAATAAGAAAGCTTTCCTTCAACATCATCCCATTGGCCTACAATCGGCGTTAAATCTTCTTCTGAGCACGCCTGTAAAACATCCACGGATTTTGTTAGCAGGCGATCTGAAACCCTGCGCATCGCATTACCCATCCATTCAGGAAGACCGCCAAAAGCATCTGCGCATGCTGCGATTAACATTTCCGTCTCGCGACCATGAATGTCAGCGTATATCTCAACAATTTCATGCGACTCACCGAGCCTTGTCATTGCCTCGAAAGACGGTCGTAACAAGTAGTCTTTTCCGCCTTCTCGGCTGTCACTTATGCCTATTTCGCCAATTTCTCTCAAAGCAGTCATGGTTTTTCCTGATAAACGGTCATTATCAAGGCCGTCAGTCGACAGCCTTTGTAATGTTCGCTATGCGGTAACAGTGAGCACACAAGTGGTGGAGGTGATTTTGTTACCATCACTGTCCGTCACTTCACAGCGATAGCTACCAGATGATGCTGTTGTTACGGCACGATTTACGAGCGTTGCTGTTGCGGCAGTTGGATTGATGGTGGAATCGATCAGTGTGCTGCCATAGAACCATTTGTAGCTGTATGTCGGTCGCCCACCAGTGACTTCAACATCCAGAACCACATCGTTATCGGCGTCGGCTGTTTTGGTTGCTGGCAGATCTTTTGAGAACGCCAGGGGTGTTGAAGGCGTAGCGTCGGTGTTTACCACCTGGACAGTAGTACCATCAGATACCTTGAACTCTACGGTAAACGTGATGATGTCGTTACTTCCGCCATCTGCTGGCGTAAGGTTAGAAATCACCATATAGCCCGAGAACTCGATCGGGCCGATAGCGATACGCGCCCACAGCGTCGGCTGGCGCTTGGCATTGATCTCATCGGTGAAGTACTTCACCAGATTGCCATAACCGAATTGGTCAAGTTTGTCGTGTTTCCGCACTTCACCATCAAAACTGATTGTCGCGTCAGCATTGGTGATGATGTTTTCTACCCATCCCGCAGTATCGTCTGCATCAGAGGTGACCGAGTTTGGAGCGAAATCCAGACCCTTACTGGTTCCCGCACCGAGAGCCTTCCAGTCGTCTTCTGTAGGCCGAGCATCTGGGCAACCATAGGCCAGCTCCAGCACTGTTGCCGAGCCGAATACCCTTTCGTTGGAGTTTTGGCAATTAGCCATCTTTGACCTCTTTTATGTATAAAAAAAGGCCGCCAGATGGCGACCTTGTGTTGATGATTTTTCTTCAGTCCCCAAAAGTGCAGGCAAACTGTAATCTCAGGACAATCCTTCCCTCCTCCGTCGTCACAGGAGTTGGGTAAGCGCCCATGTTTTCGATCTTACCCACGCATTCGTCTGCGTGAGGATTTGCCTGAACGTAATCAAGGATTGACTGAGCTGCCGTTGCCGCCGCCTGGTTTTTGTCCTTTGCACCAATCACATCGACCAGGACATAGTTATCGTTCCCGAGGTCATTTCTGATGGGGGTTCCGCCATTTGGTCTGAACACCATAATCGCTTTCGAAAGGTCATTAGGGTCATTGAAATTAAGAAGCTGAACCAGGAAACCGGTAGTAAGCCCGGCATCGCCAAACATGTTCCTGACTCGCTGATACATAGGAGGATTCATAGAGACATTTCCTTGGCGATCACAGCATCAATCTGTCGCTGCGTGTCTTCAAACCCTTTGGTTAAAAACTCCTTCCGGGCAGTCGCCCGGCGGAAGTTCTGAGGTACGCTTGGGTCATGGACGTATGCAGCATAGTTAGCTGAATAACCCACCCGGCCCGTCACGCGATTGCCATTTACAGTAATTTCGCGGAACTGGCTATTGATGAGGGTTGAGGTATCAATTGGCGTATAGAGCGCTGCCTGAGATCCACCGATAATCAAAGCTGATTGCATAGCCCTGACAACCTTCCGCCCCTGAATATCACCAACCAGAGCATTCAGGTTCTTCTTCGCCTGGCTGATGCCCTTCACTTTTATGCCCATGGCTACACTCCCGTAATTATCGCCCAGTCATCTTCCAGACCGTCGAGAGTGTCGTTCCAGCGAGTCACGTGACGCACCTCATCGGCACCAGCCACGACCGGGTCCGGCTCAGCGCTAACACCAATCAGGATGTAATCGCCCTCATCGGCCAGAGCGTAAGCCGTGAAGAAGGTGTTTTTTACTACAACCTCTTTACCGATTGAGCCGAGCTTTGCAGACAGGCCTCCGATATAGTCGCACATGATGGTTTCAGGCGGTTCGTATGGGTCGACAGGATCGCCCCACTCGTCATTGCCACCTGCACCTTTGCGCCATATCGTGCACGGCTTGTTATATGACCATGAAGCAGTAGACGACATCAGCCCTCCTTCCAGCGCAGCACCTTCGCGCCAGTGGCCCGAATACGCGGGCAGTTGATGAACCACTCGCCGTCCGATTTCACGTAGCCGGTAGTCTCTCGCCCGGTGTCGGTAATCACCCAGACGCTGGTGAACGAGCGTGGCAGCCCGTGCTTAACTGATTTGTACGTCATCAGCAGCCTCCAACCACCATGAACAGGCCGACACTGTTACCGGCACTGATCGGCAACTCGCCGGTGCATCCGCTGGTATCGAGTTTAGCCAGAGAGTCTCGCAACCAGGTGATGCCGTCGTCGCCATATTCAAACGAGCGGGACGCGCCAGACGGAGCACCCTGCGATTTTATTCGCCGCGCGCCGGACGACGTAGCCATCAACGCGGCGGCGTACATCAGTATCAGCTTCGCGGTGCAGTCGTCATACCCTGCACCATCAAGGCACGGGATAATCTTGTTCACCACACAGAGAATAGGATCCAGCAGCGCGCCCGGAATGGAGTAACCCAATTCACCGAGGAACGCCTGGCAATCTGGCATACCCGCGCCCATTGCACCGGCTGCACGTTTTATAGACCGGTACGCCGCCTTGTAGAATAGTTTTCTCTTTGTCCAGCACCACGCCCTTCCCATTACACTGGCATGCATTGGTCAGTACACCCTTTCCTTTGCATTTGCGGCAAAGCACTTTAACCGCTTCCCGTCTTTCCTCCAGATTAGGCCTGCCGATATGCTTCATCGTCATCACCTGCGCTTCGACAAATTTATTACCCTTGCAGCAGTCGCATATTCTGGTGCTGGCGGCACTGCGTGCGTAGTCAGCAAATGCGAACGTTGCGAGTACTTGCATTACTTTCAGCTTAATATCTGTCTCGAGCTTGCGTAAGGCTGCAACCTTGTCGCACTGCTCCATTGCATATTGAGTTAAAAGTCCGATCGCCCGTTCACGGTCATAGTCGCTGATATCCATCTTGCCGAGGAAAGCGCTAAATCCGAGAGCGGCGCGTGTTTGTGTCATGCCAATTGCCGCCATGATGTCAGTTCCGGTCAAAGAGTCTGACGCCGTGGCGCGCGGAGAGTCGCTAATCATCGTTGATTTCGCAAAGTGATATTTCACTGTATTTTCGAGATTCATGCTTCTGCTCCTGATGGTTTATAACGACTGATGTAATTGCGTAATATCCTGTAATCAGTGGCAAATGAGTCCGGTCGGCGATAGATGCGTAACCGAGTCCAGCGCAGACGAAGGTGATCAGCAAAGTAGGATTCGAATGTCATGCGTCCTCCAGTTCAGTAATCGTCAGCTCAAGGCGGCCACCTTTGACGATCGGCATTTTCACCACCCGGTAATCCACTACCTGAACGTCATCCATCCAGAAACCGGCTTTAGTCAGCGCATCGAATGCTGCTTTTTGCAGGTTGTCCAGATCGCGACGGCGGCGATCAGGCATGTGACACTCAATGCGAACCTTCAGTGGGCACGTCACGCCAATGTCGAGCATCTCTTCCTTGATGACTTCCGCCACCAGATCTCGGTACGCCTTACCTTCGGTGCTGATATGAGTTCGCCCCCTGTTGTGCCTGTAATACCGGTTATTGCTTGGAGGCCATGCCAGGCTAATTCGATATTCGATCATATCTTCACTAGTCCCTCTTTCAGCCACATAACCTGCGTTCGAGCCATTCCTTCCAGAGCGCATTCTTTCGCATACTCTGCATCAACAAGATGCGTCCGCCTGTCTATCTCGTCGTGACACCGGCTGAATGCCACTGTGGCGATCAGGTCGGGCGGCTTAATACCGGTTCCGCACAGGCCAGCCAGCCGGATATGAGCAAGGATTGTTGTTTCAGGGTTTCCGTTACATACGCCCGGGATTCGCACTTGGCACTCGCGGCCTCGTGCAGCTTTGCGTAAATCAGCCATGTATCCCCCTCAGAAGAATGACTGTAATCGGTTGAGTATTTCCGGGTCGGTTGTCCCGGCGAATACGTGTTTTATGGCTGCGTTAATCAGCGAGCTGTAACAGCGCTCGAACTCCTCCTGATCCATTGATGCGAATGCCAGACTTTTAGCCCTCACTTTTGTTTCCCCGCGTATCGTCGTAACCACGTCATAGAATCCGGCGAGAATGGTTAGGTTCTTCCGGAACTCTTCTTTCTGCGTGTGTTCGTCTGAGCATTCGTAACCAGTGTTTTCTGATGTCCAGTGGTCATAACAGAACTGGAAGAATGCAAAGGCTTTGCGATGATGCGCGGGATTACGTGTGAGTTTGATTTCGGCTACGTAGGTTTCGCCGTTTTTGAATCGCTGGAGTCGTTCGAGGTCTGTTTCGTTTGCTGGAGAGAATACGCCGCCCGGGTGTTTAACCAGGTCGATTTGCAATAATCACCCCCTGCGCGGCTTTGCGATCTGTTGCGGATTTAGCCATTGTTACCGCACCGTGCTTTCATGATCGCTTGAGAAACTATGCGATCGACGTTGAAATCATTTTTTGGTGGTGATGATTTAATGCGATCGAGGAAGAAGTCGGCAATAATTGGAATAACTACATTTATATCGTTTAAATCAAGAAGAAGCTCAGAAGGGTTCTCAGGACAGAACGTGAAACCCGTGACATCTATCCCACCATTCTCGTTTGACTTTATCGTACCGAACTTGCTAATTTTCATCATTTCTCCTCCTTCTGTGGTTCTGTGATAGTAACGGAATCACTATCGCATTCAGGACACTGAATCCTGCCGCCATTGAATGCACCTGGTTCAATGATTTCTCGATGCCCGCACTTGTTGCATAAAATACTCATTTTTGACGTCGTTACGAAATTTAATTCATTACCAATGAATGTACATCCGGTCATTTTAATAGCCATTGTCACTCCTCCTGCTGCGGTGCTGCTGGCAATGGCATCCAGTGGGTTATCTCATTATCAATAATCATTCCAGCTTGGTAGAAATTACCTGTTTGATGACTGTAATGACCGCTGCATGCATCATCTAAATCGATATCCCAGAGCAAAACTGATTCTCTGTCTTCCGGCATCCGCTCGCTTACCGGAATCCAACCACTGTCAACCATGCCGAGGTGTTGCTCGGTATGGTTGACAGCCTGAAGCATGGTGGCACGGTAGGCATCAGGAGGTGTGAACCCGATAACCTGATCCCCTTCTGTGATGAGACGAATCAACATGGCTAGATTATCAACAAGTTCACCTTCGACATTCGCCCATTCCTCGCGCCCTTCGGTGTAATGAATCACCGCCTTGATAACTTCTCCGCTTTCTTCTGCTACTTTGTTCAGGACGTAGTTTGGTTGCGGAAATTTTCGTATTGCTTTATCTGCCCGAACACGCGCAGCAGCGACAAGAGATGCGAAGTAGTCATCCTGCAC